ACAAGGTCACGGGTAATGGGTGTGGGATGAAGGGCGCCCGCCGTAAGTTGAAGTTGTTCCATCGTGAATATTTGCAAGGCAAACGGACACTTGCTGAGATAGATCAGTTCATGGAGTGCCAAACGGCGTACTATAAGAACTATAACGATCACGGTAGGCTGTTACGACTGCGGAGACTGCATTATGCAATCTTTGAAAAATATAGAAAGTTGGAACAACAAAAACAGCTTATGCAAACAGCTTAAATAAATAACAACGAACGTCTGAGGCGTATGTCTCAGGCGTTTTGCTATGTTTGGAGGAATTTATTGTGGAGCACAGGAACTATGTTGCAAAAAGACGAGCCAGGTTCAAAGGGATTTCTGGTGAAGTCAATATTCCCTATGGCACGCATCTGGAGGCGTATGATGGTATCTTGACACTTGATGGAAAACCCGTGTGTGTTGCAACCAGTCAGAACGGCCTGGATTACTTTGCCCAAAACGATGACGGCCAGTGGGAGGAGCGGGGGAAGTTGACCATTGATATTATCTCTACATTGACAAAGAGAGACAATAAGTATCAGACCAGATGGGATAAGGTGGGTAACGACTCTGTTTGCAAGAAGTATCGCAGGAAAGAGCACGAAGACTTCTGGCTGTGGAGTCCTGATTTCTATACTGCCTCTATTGCGGATTTGCGGCATATCAAAGAGCTTATCAATATTTGAAAGGAAGTGGTTATATGTATCAGGTCATTAAAGGCAATACGGTAATGGCTTATGTAGATCAGCCCGTTTTCATTCGCCTACACGAGAATGGCTGCTATGTGCCCGCAACGGAAGAAGATGCTCAGGGGCTTTCTATTCAAAGCGTACCTTATCATATCCTTGGCAGAGATGAACTCCCTGGAGCGGTTGCTACTGTAGTAATCTCCAAGATTGACGGAGGCATCCTGGTTGCGGAGCAGAAGCAAGTTATTGACGGGCTGATTGTAAACATTTTGGAGGGTTGAGCTATGGACAAAAACTATATTGCGCAGCTGTACAATGATAAGGTTCTAACCAGTGTCGGTGTGCTGAACGCTATTCAAAAGGGCTGGATCACTACGGAGGACGCTGTTGAAATTTTGGGCAGTGACACAGCGCTTGATACGATTCGGACAGCGAAGCTGCTGGAAATCTCCAAAGCGTGCAATGCTGTCATTGTGGCGGGTATTGATGTGCAGATTGGTGAGCGAACCGATCACTTCAATCTGGCTCTGGAGGATCAGAGCAACATCAACAACCTATTCCGAGTGGTTGAGCTGGGAGGCACCGAGTTCCCCTATCAGGCGGATGACGGCACCTGTACGGTCTATTCTGCACAGGAGATCGCGCAAATCTACATTGCGGCCCAAGGCCACATCACATCCCAGACCGCATATCACAATGCACTCAAGGCGTATGTAAATTCACTGGAAACCAGTGAAGAAATCACCACAATTCAGTACGGAATGACTCTCCCCGATCCTTATGCCACTGAACTGGCGGACAAGCTGGCAGTCGCTCAGACGCAAATGCAGGCCATTGTTGCACGGCTGGGTGAGACTACATGAGCGGAGTTGAACTGATTTCAGAACTGACGGATATTTGCATCCGTCAGGCTGAGATCATCAAAGCACAAGCCTATGTGTTGGAGCAGTTTGGCGCTGAGGTTATGGAAGAGGAGAGATTGAAAGAACTGAACCGTCTTCGCAGTATTGCCGGAACGTGGGAGGAGGATGCACTATGAAAAGAGAACAGGTAGGAAAATGGGTGCTGTCCCTGCTTCTGTGGATGTGGACTGGCGGGCTGTATTTCTTTATGGAAGTCGCGTGGAAGACATTCCAGGGCAGGCCAGAGACGATTTCTTGGACGATGTTTGCGCTTGCTATTTTCCTGGCTATTCCGCTGGAGCGGTTTGGAGCAGAATTGCCTTGGAGTATGCCTCTGTGGATGCAGGCTGTAATTTGTGCTACAGCGATTACTGCTGCGGAGTTCGTAGCTGGTCTTATCCTCAATATCTGGCTGGGGCTGGGGATTTGGGATTATTCTCACTTGTTTGGAAATATTCTGGGTCAAATTTGTTTGCCGTTCTATTTTATCTGGATTGCGGCCTCAGCTGTGGGGATTGTCATGCTGGACTGGATGCGATATGCGGTAGAGGGCGGAGAAAGACCGCGATACACATTCTAATTACAGAATGAAACTACTATTTGCTAACCATTTCTTTTGAGAGCTGCACCTTTTTCGGGTGCAGCTCTTTTCATATAGGAGGTGAGGGATATGGGACGAAAGACAAAGCAAAACAAAATCACTTCGCCTGAGTTGATTGCCCAGATCAATCCAAAGAACATTCGGCTGATGAATGACTTCCTGGACTATCTGAGGTCGGTTGGCAAGGCGGAGTCTACTGTAAAAGCGTATACCAGTGACCTATACATCTTCTTTGTGTGGGTGCTCCAAAATGCTGACAACAAATATTTCCCTGAGATTTCTAAACGAGATATTGTTGCCTATCAAAACTGGCTGCTGCGGAACAACGAAAACTCACCTGCGCGTGTGCGCCGGCTGAAAGCAACGCTGTCTTCTCTCAGCAACTATATTGAAGCCATTTTGGATGACGAGCTACCCAACTTCCGTTCAATCGTTCGGAAGATTGAGAACCCGATCAATGAGCCTACCAGGGAGAAGACGGTGCTGACCGATGAGCAGGCCGACACACTCCAGGACTACCTTACAGAACACGGGCAGTATGAGAAAGCCTGCTGCTTTGCGTTGGCGCGATATTCGGGACGGCGCAAATCTGAGCTGGTGCGGTTCAAGGTATCGTACTTTGATGACGAAAACATTATCTACGGTTCACTTTACAAAACGCCTGAGAAAATCAGGACAAAAGGGCGTGGTGTCAACGGTAAAATGCTGACTTGTTACGTGCTCTCAAAGCCATTTAAGCCGTATCTGGATCGGTGGCTGGAAAAGCGGCAGGAGTTGGGAATTGAAAGTGAGTGGTTGTTCCCCAATAAGGAAGATTTTACACAACCGCTTCCGATTTCCACACTGAACAGTTGGGCGGAGACATTCTCCGCTATCCTGGAAATCCCTGTGTATTGGCACAGTCTACGGCATTTCTTTACAACCTCGCTTGCCAAAGCCAATCTGCCGGACTCTGTAATCAAGACCATTATCGGCTGGGACAGTCTTGAAATGGTTGCGACATACAAGGACATCGACGATGAGGAAGAAATCGGAAAGTATTTTGCTGATGGTGAGATCATTGCCCAGAAGCAGACGGGGCTTTCTGATCTGTAAGGGAGGAATATATGAATGAGCAAGTAATTCACGACTACTTTCGTGCGAAAGGGTTGAACGAGTACGGGATCGCCGGTTTGATGGGCAATTTGTTTGCTGAGAGCGGCCTTAACCCCAAGAATTTGCAGAACAGTTATGAAAATGCTCTCGGTATGAACGACAACGCCTATGTTGCCGCTGTGGATAATGGCACCTACACAAACTTCGTGCAGGACAAGGCGGGTTTTGGACTCGCACAATGGACTTATTGGAGTCGGAAGCAAGCCCTTCTGAACTTTGCAAAGGCTTCTGGCAAATCTATCGGCGATCTGAATATGCAGTTGGACTTTCTTTGGAAAGAGCTGTCTGAAAGTTACCCCAGTGTTTTGGCGGTGCTGAAGACGGCTCTTTCCGTGTTTGAGGCGTCCAACGCTGTATTGCTGAATTATGAGAGGCCGGCAAATCAAAGTGTGGGCGTTCAGAAAAAGCGGGCTGAGTATGGACAGAGGTACTATGACCAGTTCGCTATGACCATTCAGAAAGGAGGGAGCGCTATGAAATATTCAGAGCGCAACAAGCCCCTGGTATGTATGCAGACCCATAGCACCTGCTATCAGGGCACTCGGAAAATGGATGTCAAAGGCGTTTTGTGGCACAGCACTGGCGCGAACAATCCTACATTGCGGCGCTATGTGCAGCCTGGTGCCGATGATCCGAACTATGCCAATCTGATGGCACTGCTTGGCAAGAACAACAACGGGAACGACTGGAACCACACTTCTGTGCAGGCAGGCTTGAACTGCTGGATTGGCAAGCTGGCAGATGGCAGTGTTACTACCGTCCAGACTATGCCGTGGAACTATCGGCCTTGGGGCTGTGGTTCGGGAAGCAAAGGCTCTTGCAACAACGGCTGGATTCAGTTTGAGATCTGTGAAGATGGTCTGGCAGACGCCGACTACTTCAACAAGGTCTACAAGGAGGCGTGCGAGATTACCGCCTACCTTTGTAAGCTCTACAACATTGATCCGCATGGGACGGTTCTGGTCAACGGCGTGAAAGTGCCCACCATTTTGTGCCATGCTGACAGTTGCAGGCTGGAGCTTGGCTCTAACCACGGCGATGTGCTTCACTGGTTCCCGAAGTTTGGGAAGTCAATGGAGACAGCGAGGAATGATGTGGCGGCACTGCTGGGTTCTGCACCGGCGTCAAAGCCAACAAGTGTGAGTTACCAGGCAAAGGTTATTGCTCAAGACGGATTGAACTGCCGAGATAATCCTAACGGTTCAATTATCATGACATATCCGGCGGGCACTCTGCTCAGTATTTCTCAGGAGAACAACGGCTGGGGCTTTACTGGTACAGGCTGGGTGTCTTTGGATTGGGTAGAAAAAATCAAAACGGATAATGGAATGGAGGATGAGGATATGGATATGACACGTTTCAAAGAGCTTTTCAGTGAAATGCGTAAGGATCTGCAAGACAACGATAGTGGCGCATACAGCAAGGAAGCGCGTGAGTGGGCATTGGCTACTGGCCTAATCGCTGGCAATGGCACCCAGATTAACGGAGAACCCAACTGTATGTGGCAGGACTTCCTGACTCGTGAACAGCTGGTGACGGTTCTCTACCGTTTTGCCCAGATGATGGGTAAGGCGTAAGGGGTGGCAGTATGGTTGTTTTCGGACAAAACGGAAAGCGTGTTGCAAGCCATTATCAGCCCGTGAAAACAGCCAAGAAAAAGGATTATTCCAAGCGGTTGATTTCTGATATTCGACTGTTGCTCTGGGTGGTAACACTCGGAGGAATTTTCCTTGCATTCTATTGTATCCGTAAAGGGTATGTCGGCTCTCTGCCGTGGCTATCGGCTATGGTGGGGTTGCCGTGGACTGCACATGGGACGGTGTGCGCTTTCTACTTGAATATGGCGAAGTCAGATCACAGCGAGGGTGGAATTACCTTTGAGTCTGCAAAAGCAAACAATTTTGAAACATACGATGTCGGCAGTGATGATAGTCCAGCGATTTGATAAGGAGAAGAAAAATGGTTCAACTTTTTATTTCCCAACCTATGCGGGGTAGATCTGATGAAGAGATTGCCGTAGAGCGGGAGTATGCGAAACTCGCCGCTGAAAGGATTTTGAAAGATGATGTTGAGGTAATTGACAGCTTCTTTCAAGATGGCGATAAAAAGCCCTTGGAGTATTTGGGTGAAAGCCTAAAGCTCTTAGCGGTTGCTGATTGGGTATGGTTTTGTGATGGATGGGAGCAGGCCAGAGGATGTAAGATTGAAAACCTATGTGCCCGTGAATATGGCATTCCCATCATTCATGCGTAAAAAGGAGGATGAATTATCATGGATACTGAGTGGGTAAGACTGATCGTTTCTGTTCTTTCCGGGCTTGCCGCAACCATTCCGCTGGTTGTTCAGCTGGTGAAATATGTGCAGCGTGCAATTAAGGAGAAGAACTGGCCGCAGGTTGTGAACCTGGTTATGGGCTACATGGAGCGTGCGGAGGCAATGTTCGAGAAAGGTGCCGACCGAAAGGAGTGGGTGCTTGCTATGGTTAAGGCTTCTGCCGATACCATCAAGTACGAAATCGACATGGACGAAATCTCTGCGCTGATTGATAGCCTGTGCGATATGAGCAAGGTGGTCAACAACAGTGCGGAGGTGAAAACAAAATGACTCTAAAAGACATTTTCCTAAGTGGTAGCGGCGCTCTGGTTGTCATTCTGATGCTGATTCAGATTACGCCAATTAAGGTTGATCCGTTTGGCGCTCTTGCTCGGTGGATTGGTCGTGCGCTGAATGGTGATGTGCTGAAGAAGCTGGACAAGATGGAGAGTGCTCAGGCAGAAACACGAGAGCGGCTGGATGAGCATATCCGCATTGACAATGAACGCAATGCGGATACCCATAGAGTGCAGATTCTTCGGTTTAATCGGGAGTTGTTGCAGGAGGCTCCGCATACCCAGGAGGATTTTATCGAAGCTCTGTCAGAGATTGACTTTTATGAGCACTATTGTAAGAGCCACCCTGAGTATGAAAATAACCGAGCGGTGCTGGCGATTGAGAATATCAAGCGTGCCTATATGGAGTGGCTGGAGAAGCACGAGGGAACGTAAGCAGAGGGTAGCCCGGATTTGAGCTTCAGGCTACCCAAGAAACATGAGATGTAAAGAATAGTATAGTAATACTACAGATTTGGAGCTGATCGAATATCGGTTCTTTTGCCGGGGAGTTGGCTTTTTATGCCAGCTTCCTATTTTTTTGCATTTGTGGTATTTTGAGAAATTCTGGGAATAAGCCGGGGCGTAGGTATCAATCACGATACTCACGCCCTTTTTTTGTCCCGCAAGAAATTTGAAACCCACATCGAGCTTTTCTTCAAATGGTGTAAACTTGGTGTAAATCTGAAATGGTACTCCCGGCATACCAGAACATTTTACACAAGATATGGTATGTTTTGACGATTGGCGCACTGTATTTTGCGCTTTTCTGGTGTTGCTGAGAAAATCCTTGTTATATCCACAGGATAAAAATTTTATGGTGCATATCTTCTCATAAGTTCTTAGAACGGCTCTGTTCAAGCAATTCTTCCGAATTATCTCACGCAATTTCTCATAACTTCTTAGAAAAACTGCGTGAGATGGTGTAGGTTTTGGTGTACGACTCAGCCAATCTTAATCTTCCCCTCCAGGTTCCCAAAGCTGGCCTTTTTCTTCTCCATCGTGGCTTCATTATAGATATCCATGGTGGTAGAAATATTGGCGTGCCCCATGATTTCCTGGATGATTTTCAAGTTGGTTTCGTTCTCACAGAAGCGGGTGCAGAAGGTGTGCCTCAAATTATGGACGGAGAAGTGCGGGAGCAAGATCGGCTCCCGCCGCTGCTTTTTAGCGGCAGCAGTTTCCTCAGCATTGCAGTCACGGATGATGTGCTTGATGATCTGGTTGATAGATGTACTCGTGTAGAGATTACCTTTCTTCGTTTGGAAGATAAAGCCAGTGTAGCCGTCTACTTCATTTCGAGTAAAGCCCTCTGCCATCTGGCGAAGCCGCTCATTTAGCAGAGCAGATTTGACTTCACGGAGCATGGGAATTACCCTTGTACCAGCTTCGGTCTTGGGTGTAGACACGAGGAACCTCATCCTCTCTTCATTCTCAGGCCTACAAAAAGCCATGTTGTGGTTGATCGAGATAAGGTTTTCTTCAAAGTCACAGTCGTCCCAGCGCAGGCCAATAACCTCACCCACACGACAGCCAGTACCCAGGAATACAGTAAACAGGTTGAGGAAACCAGCATACTTCGGAGAGCTACGAATGAAATCAACGAACATCTGTTGCTGAACTTCGGTCAGAGCGTGACGCTTATCCTGTCCCCAGCCGTTCTGCTTTTTCAACTCGGCATATACCTGATAGGCGGGATTTGCTCGGATGTAACCGTCACGTACAGCCAATGTGAAGATAGGATGGAGGACGGTATTGACAGCATGAACGGTATTGGGCTTAAATCCTTTCTCATAGAACAGGGAGAGATAGAACTGCTTGACATCACTGTACTTGATAGAGCTGATACTTCGACTTCCCAGCTCGTCCTTGATGTAGTTATTGTACACTTGGATATAGCCAGAGCGGGTAGTAGGCTTCAGCTCTTTCTTCATTGCCATGTACTTCCGAAAGAAGTCGTCCAGAGTTTTCTTACTGGCTACAAAACTTTCAATACCGTCATCGGTATCACGAGTCAACTGCTTTTCCAGATCGCGTAAAGGCGCACCAGCCTTTTTGCCTACTGGCAACTTATCAGTATCTACCAGCCGCCAGCTGTAAATAGTCCGTCTCACCCCTCCTGCATCGTTATATCGGTACATATACATCCCATCGGATCGCTGGGATTCACCGACTTTGAGAAGCCGGCCTTTTGAGTCTCTTCTTTTCGAGGCCATTGCAAACTCCTTTCTGCCTGAAGAAGAAACTCGATGTGGTACTTGCATTATACCACACCGAGTATCCAATCTCAAGCGCAATCAAATCAGACTGATTCGGTCAATGTAGCTTTCAAATTTCTTGCGTTTTATCTGTGCTCTGGTATTATTCCAGAGGATGAAGTCAGCGTCGGGATTTTCGCTGATTAACTTCCGCAGCTTGTTTTCTCCCACTCTGAAATATGCTGCGGCCTCTTCTATGGAGAGCGTGTATCGCTCCCAGAATGGGATTTCAAGAGTCATGGGCACTCACCTCTTGTTTCGTTGATTTTGTTCGTTGTTATAGAAAATTAGCAGAACCGCCTTTTGTTGCGGTAGTCGGAATACTTTTTTGCGAAGCCTAATTCAAACTGTCGGATTGCGCCCTTGAACCAGAAGCACCTATACCACGGAAGCCCATCGGCCTCGTTATCTGAAAAGTCATAGTCAGCTGTGCCGTCTGACCACATAAAGTGCATCATTTGAAAGTGCTTGTTCTCTGTGATCCGTGGCTTGCAGAAGTAGATCTTTACCAGTGGATTATGGAACTTGGCTTTCAGCGCTTCTATGAAGCAGTTGGAGTGATACCACTCAGTTATGAATCTGTCTTTCATGGGCTGGATTCCTTTATTGTCACTCTGAGTTCCACGGTGCGTCCATCTTTCAGCGTCCATTCATAGCCACTCGAAGTAGCCTTGTGGCAATCAATGCCACCAAGAAGCTCTTGCACCATATAATCCCTAACAGCGCACAACGCTTCATCTGTACACTCTGTTTTGTTCTGCCACAAATTTTTGTTTCTGCTGTTCAGCGTACCTGCATAGATTGCAAATGCACCGCAGCCAACATGATATTCTGCCATAACATCACCACCTATTTTTATCTGCGATACCATTCAAGCTGCTTGTGATCAACCCTGGCTACATTTTCGGCATGGCAAAATAATACTACCGCCCTATCTTCGTCATCTCGGACATAAACGCATCTTGTTTTATGCCCATCAAGCGGAGAACGATAAAGTAGCAGTGCTCCAAAATACAGCCCTTGCAATATATTCGTCACCACCAAAATTCTATTTGCTATACACTGCTTCATAATGGAACCCGTATTGGATTGGTTAGTATTGATTCTGCCTCTTCACCTGGCGGAATTAACCTGGCACTTATAATCTTCATCCAGTCACCCATTACAGCTTTGAAATTCCGCTTGGCCTCGTTCATTGTTTTAGCCAGCCTGTAATAGGTGCATGGTGGAATTGTTTTTGCATAAGTAGCACAGATTTCAAAGAGGTAAAAACCATGAGCTGGGATACAACGAGCAATACTCATAATTCCTCTGTCGTCTGTCTTATAAATTACCTCACAATTTCCACAAAACACTTTTGCAGATTGCCCCAGAGGTAGCACAGTGGTTTCTGTTGTATTGTCAAGATAGTTTCTAAAATTCTTATAAGATTCAAAACTGAGCATACCTGCCATCAACTCCGCAAAAACTTTATTTTATTCCATGCCCATTGGCAAGAGCTGACTCTGCCATTTCTTTGCTGATAAAGAAGCAGTCTCCGATTGCGTCACCAACAAACTCATCAAAGTTTCCAGTTTCTTTGAAGTCTACCGAGAAGCTGTCAATGCGGCCATCTTTGAACTGAATGGAAAAGACTTCTCTTTCCTCAATCTCTCCAGATTCAAAGTCCACATACCATATTGCGTCGCCTTTTCTAATAGCCTTGGAGCAGTTTTCAAGGTTAGCTCTTTCTCTTAGCAGCGTCATAGCCATTTGCAATGCTTCTGTAATCAGAACTGCATGAGGATACTCATTCTTATAATGAATTTGGATGTGTTCTTCAATCCTGTTTGCTGCTTCTCTATAGGTCACAAAATCACCACCAAACTAATCTTTTATGTTACTCTTTCTGGTGCTTTTGAATATGAAAATGTAGAAGATATTATCAATCGCATTTCCAAAAGTCGCAATACACAGTATGACTCCAAAGTTCAAATTCAACGACATTGCAATAAGAGAGCCAATGATTGTTGCAATGGCAGACGCTGAATTGTTGTTGTTGTCGAAGTGCTCTCTTAATTCCTCTGTCTTATACCGAATCGCTCGGAGTTTTACACCACCACAACATATATTTCTTGTAACAATCGCAAAAATCAGAGTATCAATTACGTAGTAGGCGGCGATATTTTGTGCGCATATAGCAAAAACCGTACTACAGATACCGAGCAAAGTTTCTAATACACATAACGCAGGATAATACTTGAAGAGCTTGTTTGACCACTTATTCCACACGCTCCCAAAGAATACAATGCTAAGGCAGTTGATTATCTGATTTACCGCAATAAGCGAGTCAGAAGCAACCATCATGATTTGCTTGTGAATGTACGGATATGTGGCTGAGTAGAACAGGGTTGTCAAAAATGTAGCCGCCAACATACCGTCAATTCTCCTGATTTTCGTTTGTATCACCACCAAATTATTCTTTTACAACCTCAATCGTAGTCATCGTCAAAAGTGCAACAAACAACCCGCTCCATTCCGCAACGACGACAGCGGGCGATATCCCAGTCTCCGCCATCACAATAAATAATGAAGCTGAAATCATGATTGCACTGAGTTGGCTTGTTGGGATATGCTGGCAAAGGAGGATATTTCAAACGCCCTTGCTTCAGTGCGGCTTCATACTCCAGCTTGCTATCCATTATCGACATCTATAAATACCTCCACCAAATTAACCTTTCATATACTCTGATACCATTTTTCGGACAATAACCTCTGCTGTGTTTTCGTTGTGCTCCGCATCCCGCCATTTCTTACCTTCTATGATAGCCAGAGCTTCTGCCCAACTCAGACCGCCCCTCTTTGCTAACTGGTTAAGAGATTGCATATGATTTTCCCATGCCTGCCCCTCATGAATCATAAGTAGTCCGCAAGGAATATACTGTTGCGGTCTACTTCCAAGAATGGGATATGGGGCATACCGTTCATCATCCTTGGTCATGTCAATTTGGTTAATCAAATCCTCCAAATCAACATCGCTGATAGCCGGAGTCCGATTCTTTTGCGGAACATCCCTGACCGCTTTGAGAAATTCAATAACTTTCATAAAATCAACCTTCCGATGTACTCCAGCAATCGGAGTAGTCCGCACATTCTTTTATATCTTCGTCAAAGCCATCACAGGCACCACCAAGAAATAAATTACAATCATAACAGGTTCTCTCCCTCCGCTCAATCGACGGAGGATTCCGCTCCATATGCTTGTTGTTATCATTCATAATGAAACCCTCATTTCATACAGTCTTTCTTTGAAGTAAAAATTCATAATAGGCGTTGGTGCTTTCCGGCTTCTGATCAGCTTCGATAAACTCAGAGATAATCTTGTCTTCTATCTCACCATCAAATATATCTGAGTCATGCCATGGAAGTGATTTGTAATAGTCAAGCAGCCATGCCATATCCAGCTTTTCACTGGTCATTTTCAGAGCTTCCATCCATCCAGTTGTACCACCAATATAGGATATACCATAAACCCCAGACTCGTCTTTGTCGAAAATCATACGTCCAAAAACGCTGCATAGTTCTCCAGCGAGTGCGCTATAAAAATGCTGTGGTATCTTGCTCTTTATTTCATCGGGGATCTGGTACTCAACATGAACATCATTTCCATTATCAACGATGGACATTTATACACCTCCGTTCTGTTGCATCAACGTAACATATAATTCCCACTGTGGAGCAAACTTCCCAAATAGGCGCACCTCAGTTTCAAGGCGGGCCAGAATTGCGTCATCCCTGTTTTGAAAACGGCCAATAAATATCCGTTTGTGGTCACACATGATTGTTGCTACCCAACGCTCCCGTCTTTTGTCAAAGGTAACACCAGTCACGCCAGAGGTGTTGGTAGAGTACCGGCCTCGATTCCTATTGTTTTGGGAGCAGTTGCAGCACCGCAGATTTTGCTTTCTGTTGTTTGCCCGATTTTTGTCTTTGTGGTCTACCCATTGACCAGGCTTGGCGTGAGCAACCACCCTGTGAAACCTGACAATCCGTAGTTGCCCCAGATAGTAGTAGCTGCTTGTAAGGTATCCGTCTTTATCCGCATACCAGTTGCGACTTTGGATTAGCACAAGGTCTTCCAAATCGAAATAGAAAACCGCTGTGCCTATATGCAAAACGCCGTATGTGTCGAACAGCTCTACCATCTTTATACCCTCTGTTCAGTGTGATCTGGTGGATTGGGGAGAGGCATCCAGTGCGTCACCCGCTTGGTCACTTTCTGTGTTGAGCGCATGGAAGTGAAGATGTACCACTCTTTGCGCTTTGCTCTGGGATAGCGTTCATTCATCGGATCTTTACGGTAATACCCGATGAAGATGTACCCGTCTATTGGAGTATAGCCTAAAACGACTTGATTGTCGATGGGTAGACGATCTTTTACGGAAATCCACTCGCTCATTGATTGTCACCAATCCAATCTTACTTTCAATCCAGCTGCTGTCACTGCGTTCAATAGGAGCATAGCACGTGTCATTGGGCCGACACCACCAGGAACGGGTGTATATGCGGAGCTTCTTTCGTAAGCCTCTGGATTACAGTCTCCGCATAATTTTCCGTCTTTGTCACGGTTCATGCCAACATCAATGATGGTTGTGTTTGGCTTTATAAACTCCGGCTTAATGAGGTTTTTTCTTCCGGTAGCAGATATCAAAATGTCAGCTGATTTACAGATACCGCCAAGGTTTCTTGTATGCGAATGACAGATTGTAGTTGTGGCGTTATTCCAAAGTGCTATCGTAGCCATAGGTTTGCCAACAATGTCAGAACGACCCACTATAACGCAGTGTCTTCCTACGATTGGAATCTTGTAAAACCTCATCAGTTCAATAATGCCTCCAGGAGTGCAGGGAACGAATCGGAACTTGCCGTCTAACATTGCCATGGTATTAGCCTTGGTGAATCCATCAACATCCTTTTCTGGTTTGATTGCGGAGATAACGTGATCCTTGTTGATGTGCTTAGGAAGCGGGAGCTGAACCAAGATACCATGTACGCTGTCGTCATTAGACAACGAGCGGATTAGTTCAACCAGCTTTTCCTCGCTTGTGTCTTCAGGGAGCACATAGGTCACACTGTCGATACCGCACTGCTCACAGTCTTTTGCTTTGTTTCGGACATAAATTTTGGACGCTGGATCATGCCCGACCAAAACAACAGCAAGTCGCGGCTGTGTGCCAGACTCAGCAATCGCCTCTCTGACTTTGTGCTTGATAGCGGACGCGGCATGGTTGCCGTCTAAAATGAGTGACATCACATTACCTCCTTGTCAGAAGCCTTTTTACATAGTGGCTTAATATAGTCTATAAAGATTTGAACGATTTTCTTTGCGTTTGCGGTAAAATCCATACAAATACAACCCCACAAGTCGCCGTCATCGCAATCCTCCATAGGTGTGCCTCTAAACGTATTTCGCAAGGCGAAAATTACCTCTGGTGGTATGCTTTCCTCACAACAACTTTTAACCACACTTAGATCAATGGTTGGCTCATCATATTCATTCAGCTCTGAAGGATCGACGCCATAGTCACTTATGAGTTGCTTAACCGCTTTGAATGTCTCACCAGTGTTTAAGATTTTTTGCGTTGCGATTTTGTCAAGCAAGTACCCACTGTCTATTCGTGCTATGAGGTGCATGAAGCTCTCACTATGAGGAGTAGGAACCCATCCATAAGCGTAGTTTCCACAGTCCGAAGTAATAGACAACTCATAACGATCAAGGTCGAAGTTAAAGATTGCCCAAAGGCAGGAGCCATAGTCTGGATCTCCTTTTTCTTGTTGGAAGTAAAGAGAGACTATGTTGGGCGTTCTGTTCTCTACTTTAGCCATCCTGTGTTCCCTTCTTTGTCTTGGCATATCCAGTACCGTGGCAAACTGGGCAGGTGTTCCAGTCCTTTGGATCGTCGGGGTCGGGACGGTCATCTTCCGCACAGGCGCGACTGCGAAGGACTTTCCCTGTTCCTTCGCACCGTTCACAAGCGGTGTTGGCCTTTTTGAGAGCGGCCAAGCTGTCATTGTATGGTTTTATCTTTTCCTCAAACTCCACTGTGAGCCGGTGGATCTGAGCTTCAACTTCGCGGATCGCGGGCACAAGATTTAGAGTTTCAGGTGCTTTTGCCATCGGTAGTATCCTCCTGTTCGTGGTGTGTAAAATTTACTGCTGGAATGAGGTGGAAGAACTCAGTATGGCTTCCTACATCGAAAATGGTCTTGCCATCAGAGTTCCAAACGCGGGTATAGTAGATTTTGAAGTTGCGTTCGGAACAGAAAGCGTTAATGAGTTTCCCAGCTTCGCTCATAATCTCTTGGTCGGTTTTGAGTCGGCCTGTATCGTGTAGGTCTTTGATAAAGGCAATCTTTTTCTTATTGCCACGGTTGCCTACAAAAATAAGAATGTGATTTTTCTCCACGTGCATCACCTTGATTTTGTTTGTTATTAACGAAAGATAACTACCATGCTGGGGAAAGGTGCGGAATTTTTACCATCTCCAAATTTCAACCGGCCACGGATAAAGCGGATTTCCACATTGGGTTTCAAATAGATATAGTCGTGAAAATATGCCGTATCTGTTCTGGCAGGTATCAGCAGCACCACAGTGGTATTAGGCTGCTTGGCTTCCTCGAAGCATTTCTTCACCCAGTCTTTGATAGCCTTGCCATACGGCGGGTTGCAGAAGACTGTCTGCCCCCCCACGACTGTTTCAGTCCATCGTCCGTCTCTGTAAAGTAGTGGGCGCATTTGTGGTTGGACTGATTGGCGCAGGGGTCAAGGGTGAAGTGAAACTCCGAATCCAGCTGGTTAAAGAAATCTTGTGGCGTCGCCCAGTCCATAGCTTTGGACGAGAACATAACCTCTGTATTCATTTGCTTCACCTCTTGTGATTTTTTTGTTTTAAGGCTTTTCTTCTAACACAATCTGCTCGACAATGAAATCCGTACATTTGGAGATAACCTCGAATACGGGAACTCCGTTTTCAGCAAGATCCAGAGCTTCAAAGTTGTCATCACACCACGATTGCAGAGTATTGCTGTCCATTTCGTATCCGGCGTATCGAAAGAATTTGTCAGTGAGGGACACAACCTCTTGGCGTGTGAATGGCATTACCCGATAGCTGATGGGGAAGCGACGAACAAGGGCGGGATCAAGCCTGTCGTATCTGTTTGTAGTGCCGATAATGATGACATTATTGGGTAGAGAATCCATCTCTTGCATAAGTGCGATGGTTACGCGACTCATTTCCGAAACATCGTGCGAGTCTCCTCGTTTTAATCCAATGGCGTCAATCTCATCAAAGCAAAGGAGGCAGGGAGAGATCTTTGCATATGAGAATACTTTGTTTATGTTGGATTGTGTGCCGCCGAGAAGAGAATTGATCAAGCTGGAAAATCGCACATAAACAAACGGCAGATCAGCTTTGTGTGCGATATATCGAGCAAGCTCAGTCTTACCTGTACCGCTTTGCCCATAAAGGATTGCTGCCGGCAGATAGGAAATACCAAGCTCCATAAGACGGTTAGACGCTCTGTAGGTGGCGAGGATTTTGTCTGCAATAGCCTCCTCGCCACTACGTAGGAGAAACTTTCCCATAGGATAGTCCGTGACATCTTCTGCCACCAATAGATCTTTGAGATTGTATGGCAGTTCAATGAAACTTGTCTTAGCTTCGAGCTTGCGAAGTAACTCTGCCTTGAAACGCTGATCCCGCTGTGCAGTAATATTATTCAAGATAAGTTTGGCATACGCATGGGCTTTTTTAGGATCATTGTCAACTACGGCACGGAGGAGCATTCGTTCGTTGTCATTCATTTGCTTTCACCCACCCCTATACAAAAATGGTTTCGTTTGTGACCTGGTTGTTATCGGTGATTTTCACTGTCATGCTGTCAGTGACCGCCATCCGAAGTTTGGTGAGAGAACCATTGAACGGAAGAAATGACGAACAATAGCAGTCACATACGATATCATCTCCATCAAAATGGAACAAGTTGCCTTGTAAATCCTTATACTCTGCTTTGCGATTGCAAGTGGATAGCTTTGCATAGCGTCCAGTCCAGTTAGGTGGCGTGATATTGTAGTCCGGATACATTGTGGTAAACGCCTCAAACAGCTCAGGGCACAACTGAGAGAGCTGATGCAAAAACATAGGGACTGTTTTCGCCTGATAATCAGTGATTTCTCCACCCATGAGTGCATGAGGTCGATAATCGCAAATACGTTTGATATTCTCGGGTGTCAATACCTCTTGCGGTACAAAAAGACGGTTGCCACCAAAACCAGGATCATGACACATCAGCCGCTCTCCCTGTAACTCAATATTGATATAAGGTGGAGTAAGAAATACACCGTTACCAATACGAGTGATATAGGTGTTGGATGGGTAAGATAATTTGTGATAATGCTCATCCGCCTTGGCCTCTCTATAAAGACGGTGGTACATTTTTGACTGTTTTGTACCTCCATCAACATGGTTGATACGCCCAAATTCGCATCGTAATCCGAACAAGGTTGTTACACGAAAACATCTCCCTTCTTTATAGGCCGAGCACTCTTCGGCATGATCACAATAGATGTACTCAGCTCGGAGACGTGCCTTACGGCTACCATCTCCATATAGTCCTACGTTAATCAGCTTTTCCATTATTTACTCCCTCTCAGCGCTTTCGCTAAACGGTTTTGGAGCATAAGAGATGAGGGCGTTGCCACAGGTAATGCGGTCGGAATCCTCCTCTTTACTGGGAACAAACACAATTACATCCCAGCCCAAATCCAGTAAGGGTTTCTCGAATTGGTCATAGACGCTGTAATTGTCGTAGGTGGTTGTGATATTATAACCGTTTTCTGATGCAGCTGTGGTTTGATGGATCGGTGTGATTTTGACGATGAACTTCTGCTTATCAAAAAGCTGGTCGAGTTTTGTGGCATCCAGAACCGTCTGCTCTGTAACAGCAAAGTTCAGAGTGTATTTCCTACCAACCGGAGTAGGAAGAGCGTTTGCGATAGCTGCAATCTCCTCCAGATTTAGAGATTTGCCCGCAAATTGAGCACTCCGCTGTTCGTCGGAGGTACTGTTAATGCTGAGTTGCAGCCCAGCTTCTCCGTGTCGCAAAACGTTCTTGATTTCACACCATTTTTGTAAAAATTCCGCCAGCCGCTCGTTGTTTGCCGGCATCATGGTAGATATGACAGGGTGGATTGTGACGGCGTGCAGACCGCATTCTCTGACCAAGGCGTCAAGCCGATGCTCAGTGAACTCCAAAACCGAGGGATTCCATGTAGGTTCACCCATACGGGCGTAGTGAACATTGAAACGGTTGGTAAACCGTACATCCTCATGCTCAATGATATAGCGGATTTGGTATTCCAGATCAAGCATTGAGGCGTTGCCGAAGAAGCCGTACTTATGAACGTCACAGAACGTACACTTCATAGGGCACCCTTTCTGGGTACTGATCGTTGCCACCCACTTGTCCTGAATGTTTACATCGTGGTGCTGAACACCATCAATCTTCTTGGTAAGCCCTAAGAAATCTGCTTTGATATTGTTTTCCTTGCCATAGTCACCTACGGTTAGGAACTCCAATCCCATCAGCGGATTGAAATAAATCTTCCCAGTATGGGTATGAACAACTTTGGTTTCCATTGAGATAGTTCCTCCTCTTTTATTCCGACTGTCCAAAAGCCTGGTCATAGGAAAGACCGGTGGCTTTTAGAATAGCGGCGATGTTTTTATGGCTGATTTTTCCGCTACTTAGTGCTTTACGTAGACATTTACCAGTTATTTGCTCCAAATCGGCGACGAAAATGTGGTTCTCACACATCCACTGACGCAGACCAGGGAAAACAACCGTTGTAGGTCTGATGTTGATACTGAGAGTGCCATATTCCTTAACACACTGGTGTACGGCTTGCCGACTAACGCCATACTTTTTGGCGATAGCAGCATAGGTCATGCCTTGCTTTCTCAGCCTCATATAGTTTTCTGATTTAGTCACAGACTTCACCTCTGCACATTGATTTTGTTCGTTACTATTGCAGGCTGATAGGGCAGACTGTCATCCCGCGATCTTTGAAATACTGGATTGCCTGCTCTGCTGTGAGGTGTTTAGTGATCCAGTCGATAGAAACACACTCTCGCTCTCGGTAGATTATTTTATAAGAAACGGTGTGTACATCATCGGCAAAATACCGTGAACCTCTCGACCTACAACATCCTACAACTCCGATATACGGACGGTGCAAGATTAAAGTTTCATTAGCGTATATCCCATTGAGGTAATTATTGTAGATTTCTTGGAAAGCCTTGCTGAATGGACACTTATCCAAGATAATCCGCTCTTCTTGTACTTCCGAGTCATCTTTACAGGCATACCCAGCATCCCCACAGGCTTCCCACTGCTGTCGATTGATTTGAAAAACCGATCTTACATCGTAAATTTTCAGCACATTATCTCCTCCTCGTAGTGTAATGTTTTACACGAATATCCAGCTTGTATTTTTGAGCTGTTTCAATCATGTGTTTTGTACCACGACTCTTTCCGTCCCAAAAGGCAACCAAAGCGTCGGCGTTTTTAGCCATCTCCTCATTTCGGATAAACCCTGCCCCGCGTCCTTTCCCGTCCCAATCTGCCGGGAAGTACCTAATGGAATATCCACGCTCTTTTCCATATTGCTCTCCAAGCCGATCAGCGCCTTGAGCCATACCGCAGACAATGACAATTTCGTCGGTAACGTTGGCAAGCAGCTGATCCATTGCTTTGGCAAGACCAAGATAGTTGTTGAAGTCTCTTCCGCCGGCAATGATAACACGGAACATAATCTCACCTCTCTGGAAGCTGAGGAAGCCAATTTTCTGGGGTTGGCATTCGGATTGATTTAGGAACACACATTTGATAAAATGCTGATGTTTCTGCAAGTGCCATGTCGATAAGCCAGAAGTCGTCGCCATTTTGCATGATGTCCAGTGACCACTGACCATGCAGGTGCAGGTCGGGAAGGAGGTTTTCTACCTCGGCAATCAGCTTTTCAATGTTGTCTTGGTAGCGCCTCATCAGCGTATCCTCGTGCGCACGATAGATGATATAGTCATGGATCTGGTGTGGAGAGTTGGCGTCATTCCCGTGCCCAAAACGCTGCTTCATCGTTTGCGGTTCCCAATACGGTGTGCAACCAATTACCTTACGCTGGTCACAGTCAATAAAGATGCGATACTCGGTGTGTAGCGGCAACCCCTTGTAGATACAGGGGTTATTCTCCTTGTCTTCGATCCACTCCCTTACCACCCATTCATTTGTGGTTGAGACGCCATAGATACAGGGGGAGGATAGGTAGCTTGCCATTTGGAGCGCTTGGAAGTGAATATAAAGCAGATACTCACCCAACTCCCTCACTTCTTTTGCCCCTTTTACATGAGCATTGCGAAAATCAAACTTGGAGGAATACGTGCCCGTTTTGATAAAGTATTCCTTATCATCGTTCAGCTGAAAAGCCTTATGCGCCCAAATGTCAACGATGGATAGCGTTGTAGGCGTAAGCCCGCCATATTCCTGTCGAGTCAGCTGCAGCAAAGTCAGCGGCACTTTCGCAATAGTTGTCGCTGGTATCTTGAAGAAATGCTTGCCTCGGCAGGCTTCTACGAGCTGTGGGAGCCAATGCCCCATTGAGTTGGGGTTGGTGCCAATAATCTCATAGGTAAGAGCGTCCAGATCGAGGATGTCCAAGCCCTGCCGAAACATATTGTAGGCAGTACGACCTCTCTCGGAGTTGGGATTGTCCAGATATTCCTTGTATTGGTAGAGCAGCATCGGCCCAGAATCCTCAGAGATATCACGCTTCATAAGTGCGCCGGTGAGCTGCGGCTGCATTGCCGGAGGTAGGCTCGTAATTTCTTGGAGGGCGACTGGTTTCGTACCATCTGGAAGTGCCTTAAAATTCTGTACGGTTCCCAAATTCCCGTCGAAAATGTAAACACTGGTCTGGGAAAGCAATTCGTCTACGATGCGACGCTCAAGCTCTGAGGTATCAGCCGAAACAGGAGCAGTGTTTACATCTATGGCATGGTTTTGCTCTGCGGCCTGCCGGGAGTTTTGCTGATACAGGTCGTCCGGCTCTTCATTTAAGGTATAGGCTTGATAGGACTCTTCAAATTTGGCAAGCGTCTCTGGGCTGACTTTCAAAAGTTCAGCAATAGCGTCTTTGGACAAAGAGGGATCTTGCGCACCCAAATTTGCTAAGAAGATTTTCATTTGTCCTCCTCTCATGCAAAAGGTATGTTCTCTGCCAGAGGCTTCGGAAGGTGTTTGATACCGGAAAGATAAGGCAGCTTCAGAACTTTCGCCACCAAATATGCCGTGTAGCCGTCCATCAGCACATTGTTGTCTGCAACTACCACATTCGTGCTGAATTTGCCGGTATGATAGTATTCCATGAAACGCTTGGCGATCTTGTCATCACTCGGCCTGCTGCGCTTCATATAGTCCGGAATCACAATGCTGTCCACTGCAACATCGCAGGTTGTACCAACAATCTTGCGGAGCGGGAAAGTAGCTCCAGAGGCTATCATAAGTTCCCGCACATCTGCATCGTTGACAACAGAGCCGACCACGACACCACATTTTCTGCCTCGCGCGGTATCGCAGGCGACACGGGCGTTAGGCTTTACCTTATCGGCGAGATGGTCAGGAACTTCAAACCAGTACACTTTCCCACAGTTCCCATGCTTAATCATTGCGACGTTCATTATAAGCACCTCCGTTATTCATTGATTTTATTCGTCGCTATATGTAGTATATCACGGATTTCCCGTTTGTCAATAGGAAATCCGTGATTTTGTTCGTTATTTTTTTATTAGGCAGGCTGGACGCACAAGAGTATAGCCAGAGGACTATCGGTATTTTTCAGTGTTGCCTTATAATGCTCTTTCCACCAGTGGTACAACAACTCAAAGTTCTTGGTGGGAAGATACTCTTCCAAGAGCAACTGGGGATCGTTTTGCGATGCGTAGTCCAAATACATAAGATGTAACTCATCTTCTGTGATGGATTGGATAGGCTTTTCCTTACTCACCGAGGAGATAACTGCATGGCGGCGGATAGCATATTCCGGCAGCTGAAATGCGGGACTCCATCTGGGGGCTTCATCGTACTGACTCGGCTCGTCGCCCACCCACGCGATTTTCTTATCGGTACGATACATGACACCGACAGGCACTTTTCTTTCCCGCGTCTCTCCGTCCTTTTCAAACTCCTCTGTCACTGTCAATCTCTTGAACGGTTCTTTAATTCCAACCGTTTGACCCACGCTAAGGTCGTCTACCCCCTGCGGGACGGCAAACGCTTTCAGTTTACCTTGCTCCCACAGTTCGAGGTCACGCTGATTCATATTTAGATCCATTGATTTCCTCCAGTCTCCGCTGGGCAACCTCAGCCCAAGGCACTCCATAATACGGGCTTTTCTTCTTGTCGCACACACCGTTATCAATTCCGATATAATGCCGCCCCTCCAGCTTCGCCGCAATCAGTGTTGAGCCAGTGCCACAGCAGTTGTCCAGAACTACCTCCCCCTGCAGCGTGTAAGTACGGATAGCATATCGCAGTAGCTCTATGGGTTTTTCGGTAGAGTGGAGCGCAACAGAGGGGTGTGGCTTCGGGAACCGCCAAATCGACGCAGGATACTTCATATCGGTGTCCTCTGACTGGACGCAAATATAGTTGCCATAACTCCGATTGGAATGAATGTCTTCAACTTGTTTGCCCACAGCCTTACCCTTGCTATGATTCTTTTCGCCTTTCTCCATCTGAGGATTGTATGTCGGTGGAGACTTATAGAATACCATAATATCCTCATGCTCTCGAAGCGGCATTTTCTTAGCGTTCAGAAATCCGCTCTTCAAGACCTTATCCCATATGATGTTGTAACGGTGAAGTTTAGGATTGGATAGCATCATTGTGGCGGTAAACTTATCCTGTCCGAAGAGAAGAATCGCGCCATTAGGTTTGATAATGCGCTCGTACTGTTGCCAGAGCAGATTGGGAGAGATCACCACATCCCACTTGTTCTGTGTCGCTCCGTAAGGTAAATCGCAAAGAATCATATCAATGCTTCCGGTATCAATTTGGGACATTATTTCTAGGCAATCACCGTTGATAACGGTGTCAAGAGAAATGCTCACAGCAAATCACCCTCTCTTTGGTTATTCTGCTTGTATCCACTTAAAAGCGGTTTCGGCGTTGGTGGCGCGTGTAGATTTGCCAGCGCCGCGCTCATAGTAACTGCAAAAATATTTGGCTGCGTCGCCTGGGTCGGCAATAGCGCAAAACTCATCATAGTCTCCGCCGAAGTAATCCATATTGGTACGAATGTTGCTCATTAAGTAATCAAGCTGGCCGGTGATATCTGCACCGTCAACCGAAGGGTTATAATAAAGGCTCCACTGGCATAGGCCGTAGTAATAGCTGCCATCATACCCATAAATATCCCACTGCAAATCCAAGGTTTGACCGCCGCACTCGGTCATCATGTTGCCAAGGATGCCGGCAATCACAATATCTGACATACCCTGTGTGTTTAGATATTCATAAACCTGACCAGCTACATCATACTCAGATTTCAGTCGTTCAATCTTCTTTGCAGTGGGGGGGGGATCATCATCTATCGCTTTAAGTACCTCTTCGCCGGTGCGGTTATCTATAAAGAGTTCGGTTTTCTCATACGGCAGGTTTAGCCGATCTATCTTGAAATTTCTTTGCTCTTCATAAATCTCCCCAACAAGCATGGCGTACTTACTACCGTCTTTGGCGCACTCTCGCATCTGGCGGTAATAATCCACACCATCTTGATAGCCGACAACTTCAATTTGGTCGGTGATCAGTAAAGGAGCAAGAGCTTTTACCCCAACGCCCAAAATTGTGAAGCCGACCAGCGCTACAAGAAAGAGCACCGTTATCTTTTTCACCGGCACAAGGCCGGATCGTCGTTTGTTATTCATATTCTTTCCCTCACATTCTTTGATTTTATTCGTTATTTACTGAAAGAAATAAAGCAGTTCGCTTTCTGAATAAAACCAGTCTTTCATATGCCCTGAACGCTTATTTCAACATCGTACAATTTGAAGAGTTCAGGTTCGTCACATTTTTGGATTTCGGCATTTGCTTCCTCAATCGTTTCAAATAGTTGAGCATCCTCAGCGTCCTCACTGACTTCGCCGCTTTTCATTAAAAACACTGTAGGGCGCTCTTTTGTTCCGATTGCAAACCTGCGATACTTTATGTCCATTTTTACCTCCATCGTGGAATGTTATTGTTTTGTAGTATCTTCTGGTGGCTTCGGCAGAGGCATCCAATGCGTAACACATCCCTTATTTAATAGCTTAGTTGAGTTAAGAGCCGTTTTGATTCTCCACCGTGGTTCATTCTCATAGCTTATCCTGAAACACGCCCCAACGAATATTGCTTTGTTTTTACACAGAATAAGTACCAAATCATCCTCAACTGGCAGTCTTTCATTTACAGCTATCCAGCCATCGTTAGACGTGATTTCAATGGTAGGTGCGTCTCGTATCCACTCTTTACAGTAAATATCACGATCAGATGATCCAAGCGCATCCTCTAAAGCGTCTGCATCAATCAATCTCATTTCCGCATTTCTCCATGTTCTAATAATCGCTGGCTTGTTGTCTTGCCAGATGGTCGTTGATATAATCGCAAATCTCGCAGTAGTTCTTCATAGCGGATCTCAACTGCTCCTGCTTTTCTGCTGGAAGTGTAGATGCCGTCTTGCCCAGCAACATGGTCATGTGGTCGAGCGGAACAACGGCTTCACTTTGCAAACTGGAAAGATTACAAGACGGAAACACATCATAGGGGCGATCCATCCACTCGTGAAACCATGCCTCTTTCTCAGGATTGAGCGGAATCCCCATAAGACCAAGTAGTGTGGCCTCGAAGAGAGGACGGGGTAGTTTGATAAGATATTCATATACGGTCATATCATCACCTCAATGTAAACCCAAATGTTTGGTATCCAAGGCTAACACCTTTCCATTCTGGCTTGAGCTTTGCTTTCAGCTCGCTTGCGACACCTTTGCACATAGCTTTCGTATCGCCAAACACTTCATATTCACATAGGAACGTCTTATCTTCAGATAATCCAAAGCCTACATAAATGTTTAGTGTGTTCGCCCATGCAATTATGCTGTCGATAGCAGCCTTATGTGTTTTACAGTAAGCATTACTGTCAGCAACATTCTTTTCGAGCAACCAGGAACCACGTACAAACTGCTTCTTTGCCATTTGCTTACCTCGTTCCTGTAGAGCCAATACCGCCGCGATCTTCATTACCCAGCGTTTCTACGGCTTCAAAAGAGATCTGAGGCTGGTGCTCCACAATGCGGAACTGACAAATGCGGTCGCCAACCTTGATTGAGGTATCACGCATAGCAATGGCCGGGAAATACCATTGATCGTTGTCTCCACAATAACTTTCATCCACCATCCCCATGTGGTTGGCCTGAATAACACCGAAATTTTTGAAAGTTGAGCTGCGGGGAATGATGTGCGCCTCATATCCCTTGGGGAGCTGCATCGCCACACCCAGCGAAATCAACTTAAAGTCGCCGGCTTTCAGATCCACATTTTCAGCGGCCCGTAAATCAATCCAATCAGACTTGCTGGCGATATAGTCCAATTTCTCAATTTTATCGCTTAGGTATTTGACCTTGATTGTCTGTCCGATAGGCTGTTCGGGTTGTCCAGGCATTTTTGCTCCCTCAGCAATGAGATAGAGAGCGTGAAAGCAGTTATCGCATAGATGGATTTCCTTACGTTCTACAGTGGGATTCGTAAGAACAGTCCCATAATCATAACTGGTATTCAACGTGAACTCCCGCATTTTTTGATCATGCGGATGCTGAATGACTTTTCCGCAGGCATCACATACATGAACCATCGACATATCTTAACCCTCCGTTTTCTTTGAATTGAGCTTACTTAAAATGTCGGTTACTAACACATCGTACCCTTCGATATCACCACTATAATGCCGACAGGCGACACCGTGGCCTACAAGAAATTCATGAAGATCACGAGAAAGCGCATCACTCTCTGCTTCAGTCTGGAAACGACCAGCACCGTTATAAGGTTTAGTGCGATTGATAAAGACATTCATAGAGTCGTATGACTCAGAAACCTTTGTGACCAACCGATCGAACTCCTCACCCAGAACAGGATCGTTGGCGTAGAACGGAGACAGCAGGATGGGGGAGTCAGTAATAACCACATCCACCTTGTCTTGAACGCGACTGATGCGGAAATATTGCTTACCAAAGATGTACGCCTGATTCTGGAAAACAGCTTTACTTTCCTCCCACACCTTATCCTTAGCAAATTCCGTTACCAACTCAGCATTGATTCCACGCATTTTCAGCTGAGAAAAGACATAAGCTGCTCCGGTGGATTTACCCGCTCCAGGAGCGCCATATAAATTAACGATAAGCATTTTCATCACCCTTTCTGTTTTTGTGCTGGCTCTTTTAGCCATGCAATAAATTCGTCCACCAGCTCCGCTACTCGGCTTTCATCCCACTCCACAAAGTCGTCAAAGCTCATTGTGCCGATAGCAAATGCTTCTTTTACCCTGGTCAAATCGAAGATATAACTGTCACCACAACTCGCCCACTGGCAGAAATACTCAATTAAAGTTTCCCGCAGTTTATCCTCTTCCAGAGTTACAAGTGTTTCCGCATTGGTTTGGGGGTCGAAATCCACACCTACCCTATCCCGATAAACAGAGCAGCGCGATCCTCGATACATAGTGTCACATTCCTTAACAGGGCAGACTGCACAACCGGTCAAAGGTCTATCTCTTTGCATATTGCTACCTCATTCACACCGAACGAAGTGTACGGTATTAAAACGCTGACCAGGGATTTCTTTCAGTACAATATGGGAAATCCAGCCACCTACATTGAGGCTTTCTACCTCATAAACTTCTCCCTCAGTCAGAAATTGATGCGCCTGTTTGGAATCTCCACTCATGCCGGCGTCCAGATCAACAGCCCTGACTTTGCAGCCGCGCTCACAATACAAAACATCAGTTTGATCTGCTGCACATTTACTGCACAACCATTTTTGACTGTAATCCAGGGTTGCACCGTTCAGCAGTTTCCCGCACTTAGAACAACGAAACTCCAACTTTCCATTCATTTCAAATCATCCTCCTTGATGTATAAACCGCAATGACACATACCACTTTCCATTTCACGAAACTCCTTGCACATACATTTCGTATCTTCACTTTTTAGCAGAGAGCACGGACAATAGCCTGAGTTTTCTTTGAGTTGTCTTCTAATCTCTTTTACATATTTCTGATCAGGATTCAAACGTATTTTCATTATGAAATCCTTTCTGCATATTGGTTGTCACTTGCCAGTGTTGTTCCCAGTACAGTGTCATACTTCCTGGATTGATTAGGAATGTAACGTCCAAATTTAATGATAACATTCGGAAAGTTAGCTAATGAATTAAGCCATCCTTTTTCTGTACATTCATCTCTGGTATATCCTGTGTAGATTACAAAATCGTCGCTGCTTTCATTACGAAACCTACATAATAACTCTAACAAAGAATCAAAGGTGTCCATAGGTTCCATACCACCACAAACAATAGCTTTGCTGATAGGGTTGGAAATATAGCGTTGGATAATGTCTTCGACCCCCACCTTAATTATAGGAGAATGGGCAAGGTTGCTGTTCTGGCAACAGCAAACCTTGGCCTCCTTCTCACATTTGAAAGTGCAGTAGGGAAAGATGATAAACATGGACGGTTTTTTGTAATTGACGAAATCTTCGTCCACCAATCCTTTAATCAGCAACTTTTTCCCACTCCCTCATCTGATACTCTGCCTTACGTTCCTTAGAATAGGTTGTGATAGGAACATAAAATCCTACAATACGGGTGTATTCTGTTGCAACAGGTTCCCCGCATTCAGGACAAACCTTGCCGAAAAATGCGTGGTTGTTTTTACAAACCTGGATTTTTGTGTTAAACGCAAAGTAAGTCACACCTTGATCAGCAATGTAGTTAAGCATATCCCATGCTTGCTCGAAGGTGTTGAACGGAGCTTCAATATTGACATGAAGAATACTGCCGCCGTTGCAGAATCCGTCAAACATGGAAGCGATACGAATACGCTCTTGCATAGTGGTCTTAATCCCAAGAGGAATGAATTGATTGCCATAGAGGGGCAAATCGGTCACGGTGGCATCGGGATAGAAGAAGAGATCCTTCTTCATCAGTTTGGCAGCTGCAGTTTCACCAGGAATTTGTTCACAGTTGATTTGATAATCAACTGCCTTTGCGAACTCAGCCTTGGTATTGTGAATCACTTCAAAGATTTTTTTGCCAAATCTCTCTGCATTCTCAGTGTAATACGTATTGCCAAGAGTATCCTTGCGGACATAGCCAAAGGTTTTCATCGTTTCGTAGATACCGATAAAACCAATGGTGTTGTAAAGATGCTCAAAATCTACAATACCAAGAGAGAAGTTACGGAGCAGCCCTTTATCCACGTTTCGTTTGATGATATTTCGGACGCAATCAAGCACTTTTAGATTTAGTACGACCATTTCTTTAAGTGCTACCAAATACTCGTCCTCTGTTTTATTCTCCAAAGCCAGACGAGCCAAATTGATGGTACTAACTTTAACGGAGCCAACCTTGAGCGCAGTGCCACCGATAGAGTTAAAGTAACCTAAGTCCTCAATGTTGTTTTTCAAACGGCAGCAGTTAGATAAACTGGTGACAGAATCGTCGATAAATAGATTGCTGTCGTTCCACTTTATATTGTGAGCACAAGCATATTTAGCAAAATCTTCGTCCACGAACTTTCCGTCAACGCGAAGTAGAGAAATGGAGTTGACAGGAAATGTCATCATGTTCTTGGAACGAATCTTTGCCATGGTTTCAAGAAATACTTTCTGGAACTCCATGATCCCGTCAATTTCGTCAATCATAAAAGAACCGTCAGGAAACTCTGCTCCGCCGAACAGAGCTTCTAAATAAGGTCTGTCGAAGATACTGGTGTTAGTAAATGCAGACTGGATACCACCACGAAGGAACGGCTGGTTTAATGCGTAAATCAAGCGCTGAATCTCCTGTTGGGCAGCTCGATTGCAGTCTGTATACAGATTTTCGGCGCAATCCTTCTTCCAGAAGTAGTACATATAGGGAATCAGGTTGGGCAGGCCAACAGCTCCAGAACTACGGTTACACGTCCAGCTAACAAACTCCTTGACAAAATCCACGAATGTTTCAAGATGCTGGGGCGGCTCGGCGTTGAAGTTTTCAATAAAATACAGCCCACGTTCTGCCAGACTCTTCAAGTCATATGCAAAGCAGTAATGGACAAATGTGGAGGTATTTGCGTCATGAAGGTACAAATGACCATCCCATTCACAGCGTAACCACTCATTCGCCACTCTGAATCCATACTTTTTGTTGATCTCGTAGTAAATCTTATTGAATGCCAATAGTTTCTGATGTGGCTTAGGCATTTCGTTGATCAAAGTGACAATATCTTTTTGACCGACATTGGCGTTGCCGTCTACTGAAGCATCAGCCACAGTGTCCGAATCAATAAAGTTGTCAATAAAGTCGGTATAGCTTAACTGACCGGTAGAGAAGCCGTTGATTTTTGCCATTTCTTCTCCATAGTCATTCTGCATTCTGTTGTATGCGTTAATAAAATTCTTTTTTAGCTCGATGTTGATGTTCATTCTGCACTCTCCTGTTTATTAACCCAGTCATTTGCATCCGCAAACTCAAGGAGCCTACTTCCAATTTTTAGAACTGGCACCTGAGTAATCCCAAGTCCCAACATCTCCTCGACAGAGTTATTTTCTTGGTAAACGATTCCTTTTTGCTCCAATTTCTTTTTCAGAATCGAGCACTTCGGGCATCCTGTTGAAAAAAGAACAATCATTCAATCTTCCTTCTTTCTGCATACTGCTGTACTAAGGCGTCAACATCATCCCATGTTTCCGCACGATGAATGTCGTATTTCTCCACATCCAGACCACAATTATGCGGACGGTTAAACAGGATTTTGAAGTAGTCGCCGTTGACAAGATTGTGGATACCGTCGTCGATCAGAATGTCGCCATGCACCATCTGCTTATTTGAGGCCAAGATGATATGCTCCCAATCGAGGAACGGGAACATCTGCAAAATTCGTTCTACTTTTACCTTGCAAGTGCGGTAGTCTGAGGCAGTCACCATATAAAGCTGGTGTCCTTGGTCATACCATTTCTGGAGAACACACTGGCTACCAGGCATAGGTTCCAGTCTGTGCCACAGTTCATCGTCCAACAAAACGCCAAATACTTGCTGTTTTGTCAGAGTGGGGAATGCTATCGTCATATCCCAATCCTTAACATCCTCAAAGGCAACCGATGTGCCATACCGCTCATTCAGCAGATCAACCCAGCAGTTCAGCAAATTTTCCGCCACATCATCGGCGTCAAAAAGGATCGTCAGAGGTGTAGGCGGTGATTCCAATTCTGTGATAAGAATGGCAACCGTAACACGCAGCTTATCCAAATCCTCATCGTTTTGGATGACGTAATCAAAGTGGTAGTCATCCAACGCTGTTTCAGATTTGTGAGCTTGCTGCTCCGGTGTCAGCGGGGAGACGAAATTGGGACGTACCACCCTCACCAAAACCGTATCAATGCCACTGTATTTGAACAACTCGTATTCATTCGGGAAACGGCAGTCAGGCAAAATCACATAGTCCCATTCGTCTTGGAACATGGAAAAGAAGTTGACAATGAAATCGGCCCAGTAGTTAGGGGATTTTGCTCGAATCACATCGGTTCCGACATATTGGAGAATGTGCCGACCACGCTCGTCTTTCTGCCCATCCCAACCGAAATAGGTCTTGCAGATGTATTTGAGGAGGTCTGCAAAATGAGCAATTATGACGTTCTTGCCATTTTTCTCCAACATCTCTTTCAACATAGTGGCGGTAGTGTCCTTGCCATGCTGCGCTTTGCCGGAAATGCAAATCACTTTCATGCGGCCACCTCAATATCATCAAAGAGCACAGGAATCAACCGCTGGAACTCTTGAAGGAGAGAAATTGCAACCTCACGCATTTGCGGATGCGCTGCCAGCGAAGTCCGGAGCTTAAAGAAATGCCGCCACTCACGGATATTGGCTGTCATAACTACCTCAGTTTTGAGACTGTTAGGGAGAACACTACGGGCTTCTTGGGGAGAACAGCCGAGATCCAGCATCCTAAAATAGAAGAACTCTGCGTTTTTCATAGCAGACTCCCATGCTACCCATTGCGGAGTGTCATGCTCCAAGAAACAAGGCTCAATAACAGTAATCTCGTTTCCAAAACCATCCTTAGAGTAGTTGCAGTAACGGGTACTTTCCTGGCAATACGCCGCCAGCCGATTACGTACAATCTCATGGGATACGCCACGATCAACGATGAACTTAACTCGAATGGATTCATGCTCCAGCACCGCCTCATGACCACGCTTGATAATCCCAGCAACAAATTTCTCGGCGCTGCCGTCTGTGATCTTGTCTTCGGATTTGTAGCAGACTCGTCCGGCCTGCTCAATGGATTTCAAAATCTCTGCCCCATTGGCAGGCGAAAGGATATGAAATCCCGCTTTGATAATCTTCATACTCGTTCCTCCTTGATTTTATTCGTTGCTTTGATATATTGAATACGGCTAAATTACATAGTCGTAACCAATCAGATACCAGTATCCAGAGCGCTCTTGCCTTACATCGCTGGCGTAGATTACATCAAGACGCTTCAATGGCCTCTTTTCAAAGAGTCTGCTACGTACCGTCAGTCTGGAGGTTTTACCACTCCCAATAGATCTTGTTTGGAGCGCATATCCCCAGATTTCTTTACTTGCCTTGCTCTTCAGTGGAAATACTTCCAAAATGATAAGTTTGCGTCGGTCTTCTTTTTTGTCCGTTGTCAAATCAATATAGCCCAGGTTCTCCATCTGGTCTTGCATTTTGCTTTTTAGGTCAAAGTCCGGAATGTGCATATCTCTTACCACACCCTCCAGATGGAGAAGCAACCCTGGCATATCTGTAAAAGTGTAGCTTTTCGCCTCTGCTCCATTTTTTGAAAGTCCAGTAGCATATTGAGCAACGATAGGTTCCAGATTTGGCGTCAACTTCTCTTTGAGGACTTTTTTCATAGTGCCATTTTTGAAGAAAGAAAACAGATCTACCATCCGCAATAATTCTTTGGCGTTGCCATATTCGATAAAGTAGTCGATCTTGATTAAGATGTCCCGCTGCCGCGTATCCAGATGTGTTTTTTCATTCATCAGTTGTAGTAGCTCCATAAAGGATTTGGGTTTTCCAGTCTCAGCCAAAGCATACAACTCGTTGGCAACATCTGCATTCATATATTTCACAGAGCTAATCCCCTTGGCAATGACCTTCTCTTCTTTATTGAGTAAGTATTTGTCCTTGGAGAGTCCAAAGCGCGGTGGAACAATTTTGATCCCGTATAAAAGCGCCAGCTCATTACCGTTTTTTACATCTTCATCGTTGTTGGCGTTGTTAAGGTAGGCTGTGATGAACTCATACGGATGGTAGTAGCGCAGATACGCACAGAGATATCCGATCATGCAGTAGCCAACTGAATGGTTATAACCGAACATATAGCTGGAAGCGTCACTGATAATTTGCAGAAACTCTTTTGCCTCCTGCTCTGCAACTTCTCTTGGCTGAGGGGATTTACTACAATATCCGTTCAGAATGTTGGGCAGTTCCTTCTCCAAGTCCTCTGGCACCTTCCGAGCAATCATCCTTCGCGTGTTATCTGCATCAGAGCCAGAATAACCACAAATCTGTTGTAGAAACTTGATAACATCCTCTTGGTAGATTAGATAGCCATTGTTGTCCGCCAGAAGTTCATCAATAATTGGGGAGGGGTTTTTGTGTGGCTTATGCTGCATAAGATCGTCACGGTAAGAAGCACCAGAAGGACGAAGTGCTGCCGTTACAAGACTCATATCAAAAATGCTATGAGGCGCATACTGCTTGAGCATTTGGAAAGCAAAGTCTCCTTCAAACTGGAAGATACCGATAGGGGAACGCAACATATCTTTCCAAACTGCCTCATCATCCCAGTTGATTTCGTGAGACTTAGGATAAGGTTTTCCCAGCAGTTCATAGGCATCCTTGATGATCTCGATATTCTTCAGCCCTAAGATATCGTACTTGACCAGGCTGACTTCATGCACGCACTCCATGTCAATCTGCAAGATCTCTTTGCCCTCTGAAATGAAAGTGCCATAATTATCTCGGAGTGTAATAGGACTTGCCACAATGCCGGCAGGGTGCATGGATTGCGAGATTGCCACATCAAGCAGACCGTCATAGTAGTAAAAGACATCTGAATACTTTTTACGTACTTCAGCAGTCTCATCTCTCATGATTTGTTTAGCTTCTTCTTTACTCTTGCCCTCTGCTAAACTAAGTGCTCGCTGTTCTGCCGCGCTATATTCATCTTTGATTGTGGCGTTAATTTTGCCAACCCAAGGATTCTTTGCAAATATCCTTTCGTTTTCCTTTTTCAAGTGATCCAGCTCTTTGATAAGCTGCTGTGCCAGCTGATCGTTTCCTTGTTCTTTAGCCTCTGCGATCTGCTGCTTGATCTCTTTCAAATTGTGTTGGTGCTCTTTGTTCCACATAACGCCCAAGGCTCGGCATATCTCGTCAATGCACCCTTTAGATTTGATAGTGCCAATAGCAAGGATGAATGCGGTTCGGTCTTGTCCAAACCGATTGATAATATAGTCATACACCTGATCGCGCTGAGACGGAGATACGTCGATATCAATATCGCCAATCTCTTTACGATCCTCGTTACAAAAACGACTGAACACCGTATGCCACTTTTCAGGGTTCAAATCGGTTGTGTTGGTAACATAAGCAACACGGGAGCCACCGCACGAACCACGGTTCGGCCCAATCGGAATACCATTCTCCTTGCACCACGTCACCATTTCGCCCATGAACAGCATAAAACCTGACATATCAATCTTTTCAAAGACCCGCAACTCCTCCTCAATAGCTTCTCGGAATGGCGCTATCTGCTCTGGGGTAATTGCGCCATCAGCAATCTTTGCTTGAAAATTGCGTTCAATCGTTTCATGTAGCACTTGTTTATCACGATCTCCGTACAGCGGGGGATATTTGAAAGAGATATCCAATTCAAAGGGTTCTACGGAATCAGCCATGCGATTGGTGTTTTCGATTGCTTCAAGATAGAGTGTTGCAGGAATAGCATCCTGTTTGGCAAACATTGCAACCAGCTCATCATAGCTTTTGTAGGTGAGGTCAAAACTGTCCTCGTCTGCAAACTCGATATGTTTCGCCAGCTGAAGAATGCTCCGACACTCAGCTTTGTATTTGTCAATACTGTGCGTGTCAGTACCAGCAATCAAAGGGATGTTATAGCGCTGGGACAAATCGGCCAAATGGCGGTTATAAGCGATTTGCTCTGGATGATCATGCGCCTGGATTTCCAAATAGTCATAGTGCCGCAGTAACCGCTCGTACATAGGGTGGGTAATGCTCATCTTATTGAGCGGAGAAGCAAGACAAGCACTGATTTTGATAACATTATTGGAGAGGCTAAGAAACTCCTCAAACGTAATTCGAGGCTTATAATAGAAGTGATCGCTGTGAGTAGAGCGGCTAATCAACTCATTCATTTCCTGTAGACCGGCATAGTTTCGGGCAATTAGGATGGTGTGGAAGTTATCACGAACCTTGTGCATCCCAGCCTTGGTCAGCTCATCGGTGCGCCAGCTAATATAATTTGCGGTATCGAAAGGCTCTGGTTCTTTGGCTTCATTTTCATGTAGGGCATCCAAATCGTCACAAAAGCGGTCATAGTACGCTTTACCCTCTGGGTTTTTTTGCAACATCTCAAGGTATGCCTCTAACTTTTTCGGAGCTTCCCGCAGTTCGTCATATTCCTTCTCACGCTGCCAAACCTCCTCCATAACCTGGCGGCGCACCTCGCTGGGGTCAGGTGGCACCAAAAGCGCTTCCGTCAAATAAACTTCGCAGCCATGAAGATATTTCAGCCCAGCTTTCTCGCAGGCCATCTTCTTCTCAACCCACTGATAGATATGACCGTGCTCCGTAAATGCAATAGCGGTCTGCCCCAGTTCTACCGCACGAGCAATGTAATCTGAATGCTTGGTGGTGCTATCCAACAAGGATAGCTGAGTATGCAGGTGATATACTGTATAGTTTTTGTTTCCCATTTTGATTACTCCTATTTCACGAGCCACAAGCGTATCGTCAACGGGAATCATCATACAATAGATTGGCGATCCCGTTTTTTCGGTACGTGGCTTCGTGCTGATTATTGGTTACTCACTCTGCCAAACACCTCGTCTTCGCTATCATCCTCTACCAGTTGCTGGGGTGGGAACGGAAGTGGCGTAGTATATTTCCGTTTATCCCATGCGTATTGGTAGTCAAGCTCTGCCTCGGTTGTGAAGAACCGCTTAGACGGACGATCGTAAAAGGTTTCGATACTACGACTTTCATAGCCCGTTAGTCGGTCTTTCAGAATATCAAAAATGACATCCGCTTTAATGGGTTTTACCTTCCATCCGCTCCCATTCATTTTGGGAACGCCTTGACGATCTGACTCCTGTACACGGTAAAGGCTAATGATACGATGAGCAAGGTCAATAATAGCTGAAATACCTTGCACATCCATTTTGCTTAACCGCCGCATCATGTCGATTTTATGTGGATGGACAACCAGGATTACAACGACATTGAACTTTACAGCAAACGCAATCAAATCCATAATGAAATCCGCCTGCTTATCGTACTTGTTGTTGTCATTGCTTTCCAAATTGATAGCTGTCAGATTATCGAGAATCAACAGTTTTGTGCCGTATTTCCTCACCGAATCCTCCATGGATTTTAAGAGATCTGCTGATTTGTTGGATTCACCGTCTTGCCGAATATAGAGCCGACCACGGTAAAATTCGCTGATTGCTCTTTTTGCTTCTGGTGTCACTTTATAGAAGACAGAATCATTATATTGACATTCCTTCACGTTCCGTTGGCCTGCGAAAATAAAGTTGAGCCAGTTCTTTGCCTGGAAGTTAGGCAATTCACCGGAAAAGAGGTATGCGTTTTCGCCTCGATCTAAGCATTGGCATATCACTTGATTTAAGAAGGATGATTTACCGCTGCCGTTAATGCCGGTTACAATGTTCAGCGTTCCATAGAATAGTTTCATCAGGTATCGGTCAAGATTGGGAAGTCCGGTCGGGATGCCGTCAAGAGCATCAAGGTCAATGTCTTCAATATCAGCGAAATCAACTACGCCCGGAACAGGGGAGTCTTTGGCGTCCAATATGATCTCCATAACTTTCTCTTTACCGAAGTAGTAAAGCACTTCATTGAGATCATTAACGGAATATCGCTGATTTGTCGTTTCGTCAACATAGAGTTGAGGAACTTCTACAACTTTTGTCCGCCAGCTTCCCAGCCGATAGATACATTCCTTTTGCATTTTGAGGCCAGCTTCGTCATTATCAGAACAAATTACGATAGAACTGAATTGTTCAAGAAAATCCCAGTTCTCTTCAATCCAGTGGAAGTTGGTGCTGCCAAGCGGAACAGAAACTGCATTTGTGAAACCTGCTTCGATTGCTGAAAGGCAATCTGGCTCTCCCTCGCAAATCAACAATGGGACTGTAGTGTTGATCCGATTCATGTTGAAAAGAAGTGGTGTGGTGTCTGCTCCTTTTTGGCACCAACATTTGTTTTCACCCTTTTTGACTTTTCTGGACGGACGATATTTCACCATTGTCAACACATCGTTGGTGTCGTAGTAGTTAAAAACGGCATTCCCCTCACCGTCCTGTCTTACATCAGCATAATCTATCGTATGAGGGCTAATTTTGCGTTTTTTGAAGTATTCGTAAACCTGAGTCTTATCATCACACACGACCTCTTTTGGGTACTGGTATTGCCGTCGTGTTTTTACTCCCAACTCTCCGAATGAGTAGGATATGCCAGCCAATTCAAAGAGCTTACGACACGCTTGAGCATAGGTCATCCCTTTGTACATCAGCACATCCAAAATGTCATAGCTACGTGAACACGCACCAAAGCACCGAAAATTGAACGCCTTTTTATTATAGATAAACGAAGCGTGATCTTCTTGGTGGAACGGGCAACAGCATTTCATATCCCGCACATCATAATCGGTTATGCCAAGCTCCTCCACGATGATTCGGGCATTATCGTCACCGAGCTTTTCTTTTGCCTGCATAATTGCGTCGCGGTCAATCTGCACAGATAAAATCACCTCGATTCGTTCGGCAAGTCAGCCCACTTTCGTGGGCTTGACTTTACCGATCGGAGATTAGAAGCTAAAGCCGGGGCGCACACCCGCCGACCAGGAAGCAATGCTGTAGTCGATGGCGCCGGTGCCGTTCACATAACAGAAAGAGCCGGTGTAGTTGTAATAGGGGGAACGCAACCCGCTGGAGCAGGGGTCGCCATCTTCATCAAGAGCGAAGTAAGGCACATCCTCCAAGCGGTAATATTCGTACCAGCTACCCTCGCCCGGAACAGAGTAGGCTACACGACCGTAAACCTCTTTCTCGCTGAGAATGAAGATACGATCAACGCTTTTGACAATCTCCTTGCTACGCCCACCAGCAGAGGTAAGTTTGACCACGGGGCGAATAACAGCCTGTAGTTCATCGGAGCAAAGTGCCAAGAACTCCGAATTAAGCCACTGCCGAAGCTCACTTTTGTCCCAGCCGCCCTCGTTAGTGCATTCACTATTCCAAGGACGCCGCTCCTTATAAATCCGAACGGCCTCCCAAGAGAATGGAGCTTTGCCGGAACCATCCGCCAGATCGTCGTGGTCGAAACCGATGATGCGATACTCTGCGGCGAAGCCGTTCTTCATGTGATCGGTCTTTACTGCACCAACCGCGATTTGCTGTCGCGCTTTCTTACTCCGCCCAATAGCATCCAGCTCACCCCATGTCAGGTGGTTCAAATCTGTCAAAAGCCCAGCGGCAGGCTGTTGGACAAGGGTAGGTGTAACAATCTCCTGCGGGCAGCTGGAAATGAGCAGGCCGCTCTCATCCAGATCCACACTGAAGTTGATGTGCTTACGCTGGGCAAGCTCTTCTGCCGAAATGTAAAAATTCATATTGCAATCCTCGCTTTCTGTTTGTGAATGAAACTTAACTTTCATCATAGAAATTCTTCGTACTCACACTCCACAGCTACATCACAGAGGTGTTTACAAAACCAAAAATCCAAGTTAGCATACCAGTCGTCAGTCGCTGTGATTTTGGCAATCAGCTTTGCTGCCCACATTTCCACCTCGTCTAACCGCTCTTTTCTAAATGGTTCACAAATCCATGTGCCAGTCCGAAAACAGTTAAATTCGAGATAGTCGGGATATCGGCCATATAACTGATAGACCGCACTGGCGTAGATATAGAGCTGCCGTAGGTACTTATCCAATTCAACATCTCCGAGGGTGGGCTTCGCCCTGTTGGAGCGAGGCTTCAATGCTCTGGATTTGTGATCGGTAATGTACAGCTTACCGCTCTCATCCTCAGACAACAGATCCAGAAAGCCTATAAACGAATGCCCGGCAAATTGGAATTGCATCTTGTCCTCTACCTTTATTACTTTTCGGGCAGGGAACGACAGCGTTTTAAGGTACTGCCGTCCCTGCTCCAGATAACCCATATGAATCTTGTGTAATGGAGCTTTATCTGTGATGTCAGTTGTAAAATGGGAAAGGTAGTAAGGTGTAAGCTCTTCCTTATGCAGCATACCAGTCAGATATTGCTGAAGAATAGAGTGCATCAGGCTTCCATATTGAGCGAAGAACTTCGACTGACCTGGTATTTCGTAGATGTACCGTTGGAGCCATAGATAAGGGCAGTCCTCAAAGGCGGACAGCCTCGAATAGCTCCACTCCATCGCCTCAATCGTTAGGTCATATCGCATTTAGTTCCTCCTTAGAACGGAAGCTCACCGTCATCCTCAGTCTCACCGGATTCTACCTCACTCTCGGCGGTGGGAGGAGGTGCTTTCTTTGTAGATTTACCCTTGGTGGCGGGCGCAGAGGCATTTTCCTCACCTTGCCCCTTGCTACCACAGAACTCTACACGGTCGGCCTTAATCTCCCATGCAATGCGGTTGTTGCCCTCTTTGTCCTCGTATTTGCGGCTCTGCATCTCACCTTGCACCAAGATTTCCTGCCCTTTGGAAAAATACTTGGACACAAACTCGGCAGTCTGCCGCCAGAACACAACAGTAAAGAAATCCGTCTCCTTATCTTTAGAATAGGGGCGATCTACGGCAACATTCACCGTACACACAGCGGTGTCACTCTGGGTGTAGCGCAGTTCAGGATCTTTGGTCAGTCGGCCTTTAATGATGATACTATTCATGCTCCATTGCCTCCTACAAATTTCTTAACCGCTTCCAAGACATCAGTGGCGGTCTTCATGTTGGTAACAATCCGGTAGTTGCCGGACGGCTTGCCCTTTTCGTCCTTGACGTGTTTCTTCACCACGGCAGTTAGCTTAGTGCGGGCGTCTTTCAGTTTCTCCTCGTCCTGGAAGCTGTTGAGGTAGTTGGAAATAAGCTCGTCGATTTCGTCAATCATGGCGGAAACGACTGCCCGCTCCTCTTCCTCAGCGGCCTGTAGCTTCTTACTCCGCCAGTTGTCGGGGTCGTCGTCAGGTGTAGCGATCTGGAAAAACTTCAGCAGGAAGTAGCGGTGGAGATAGCTAAGACCGCTGCCGACCGCTTGGCTGGCGTCGCTCTGCTGACCGACAATTACCCACGGCACCACCAGTGTGTCTTCCGGATTGTCCAAGTTGATCCATGTAAAGGTCATGTCGGCCTTAACCAGCACCTCGTTGACGCTCTCTTCGATCTTCTTGCCATCTTTGGCATTCTTGATCTTGGTGTAGTTGTACGGGCTTACCTCCGCCGTCTGCGGGACAATGCCGGGATACAACAGAACATGGTATTTATCCATGCCGGCTGTCACACGGGCCAGAATCTCATCCTCGGACACATACTTGTAGTTGTAGCCCGATTTGTTCTTACGGATAACCTCAACCATCTTGCGGATACCCGCCAACTTCTGGACAAGGTTTAGGTCTTTGATTTCTTCATTTGCCATACTATCCTCCTTGATTTTGTTTGTTGTTAACCGAGATTTTTAATCGTCACCAAACGATTTGAGCATAAAGCATGAGTCGCAATAGCACTCACCGCTTGATTCGATTCGTACATATTCGCCGGTAATTGCTTCGCCACAGCCGTCGCACACGATTGTTGACGCATATGCCCCATCGCAGACTGGGCAACCGCTGAATTGCTCATATGGTGGCGTGTCCAATCCGTGACGTTCTTCCCATCTCTTGGGTTCATCGAAAGTCGCCCCACAGTCCAAACAGGTGTATTCTCCCAACATCAATGCTTAACCACTTTCCAAACGGCAGTATTGCGAGTGGTGATCTGACTCCGGCGTTTGCCGACCACCTCTACTACACCATCCTCTTTCAACTCTGTCAAACGAGGACGAGTAAAGTTAGGGTCAATGTGAGAAATCTTTCCGTCGTGAAGAAGCTGCTGGGCAATCTCTTCCGCCGTCATACCCCCAGGATCGCCATTCTTTAGCACCTCCAGGATCATATCCTTACGGCTTTCCCGTTTCGGTTTAATCTCATTGTAGGCTTCACGACGATTCATAATTACGATGCTCAAAGGATCTCATCCTTTCTATTAGGAAGCTGATACCAGCCCGTTTTTGCACCCCCCCCCACCAGCTTCGGCTTTCAGGGCACGGGCCACGGTACTTCCATCGTAAATGCGGTTAGCATCTCCGTTGTAGTCGTTGATATATCCAAGCTGGTGGAGATCGTCACTTTCGATAGCCCGATTTTGTTCGTCGCTATTAGGCGATTTATCAAAACTGGCAAGCGCCTTTTCAAAAGCGCCAATACCAGAGAAAAAAGATCCTACCACCATATCTTCAAAAAGATACGGCATAGCTTCACACAGTTCTCCCATAATGGCACAAAGCACATCCACCACAATGGAATTTCCGGCCTGCTTGTAAAGCTGAGAGCCGCTACGGTCATTGCCACTGTATAGGTTCTGATTCATTGCGGTTTGTGCCTTAGCGAAGTCTTCGTCTGTGAAGCCCATAAGCCGCCAACACTCTCGCTGGGTGAGCTTTCTCACCCGAAACCCTGGACGGATCGCGATAGGCGTTTGTCCGCCACCCATCCGTGCCGCACTGTTTACACACGGGCAAATCCCGTCCGACCGGGGAGATTGGTGTTTCTGAAGACCACCAATCATTGTAATATCGTTCTCAATCACTCTCTTGTCCCCCCCCCCGTCAATGGTGCGAATCGTGCCGCAGACATCATCTCGGAAAAACCGAATGCCCTCGTCACATCGCTGCTCACATACAATCTTCATATCTTCTTCATCCTCCATGGTAATTTCCATAACCAGTTGTCTTCGTTTCTTTTTAAGATACTGTTGGATGGTGGTGCCCTTATAGTAATTTGCATCAATGCAATATGCCACTGGTGGTGCAAGCAACACCTTTACCAAGTCATTCATTCTTCTCCATCACTCCTGTCATTTGCTGGTTCCCAAAGCCTTTGTAATCGCGGGCCAGCAGTGCCAAGGCTGTATCGCAGTACCCTTCAAACTTGCTTCCTTTCTTACTCAGTTTCACGCCGGAAAGAGAGCAAATCCCATGAGTGCCTGTCTGTGGAGCCTCGACCTCCGGCTCTGACGGTGTTACTGATTGGTTTGAGCGGGGGGGGTAATCATGGCAGCTACTTTATCGTCAGATAGGTAATAGCGCTCGTCAACATGGTCGTCAAGCATATCGACCAGCGCCTTTTTCAGCGGAATCGGCGTGGGAAACTTGAATTTTCCGTTGTCCAGATCCTTGCGGACGATGACACAATACACACGCTCTCGGTTTTGAGGAATACCATAGTGTTTTGCGTTCAGCACCTGCCAATAGACATTGTAGCCGTAGTCTTCCAACTCTTTTACAAAGAGGTCGAAAGTGGTGCGGAAGCGGGAACCAGTAATGTTTTTGACATTTTCATAGATGGCAAAGCGGGGCTTCTTTTCTCTCAGGAAGCGCAACCATTCGACGAGCAAAGAAGAACGAGTCTTCTCAATCTCGGTTGAACCACACTTAGGGCAATGGTCACGCTGATCGTAGTGAGCTTCCAGAGGGTTGTACACATGACCGCAGTGTTTACAAGTCCATGCAGCCCCCCCCCTGTTTGCCCGCTATGCTGAAGTCCTGGCACGGGCTTCCACCAAACATGGTGTTAAAATCTGGAACAGCTTTCTCGTCGGCCTGTGTGATATCACCGATGTTGGCTGTCGAATCGACACCGTGAATGGCGCAATAGCTTTCTGCGGCGTACTTATCGAACTCGCAGAAAAGGGCGGTTTTGAAATCCAAGGTTCTTACCTCCTATATTATAGCGTATTTCGGGCTTCTTGTCAACGATTTTGTTCGTTGTTAATGAAGTTTTTTATGCGCTTTTGTCGATCTCCTCAAAGATGATTTGCTTCGGGAGTATGCTGTAGCACACATACACGCTACTGAACGGCGGGTTAAGCGACGGTTTTTGATCCGTATAACTCTTGAAGTAAGAGACACGGCGGTTCAGATACATAATCTCGAAATCGTGATCTCGGAACATACTGAACCGCCGCTGGCTCTCAAAGAGTCCCACCACACCGACCAGCATGGCAAAGGGGATTTTGAGCTGGAACAGCCGCTCAAACACTTCACCTTTCAGAGAGTAGGGCGGGTTGCTGATAATATAGTCGCACTGTGGCGGTTCCAACTCAAAGAAATCCTGCCCGTTGCAAATGTGCGTAGCAATTACGGTATACCCGCGCTGGCGGAACAGCTTTACGAATAGGCTATCCTCCGTGTCAAAGGGGCACCATATCACTGCGGGGGGGGTGCTAAATACTTGTACAGCGGAGCAATCGCATACTCCGGCGTGTAGAACTCGTCGTTGCCGCTACCGGCAACTTTATCCATCTTCATAAAAGATTCCTCCTTGGTCATAAAAGTCTGCTTTCATCCTACTGACTACTTTTTGTTCCCCATCATCGAATCAAGGCCAATCACGTCGGCAAGTTTTTCCCCGATTTGCCTTTTCACCTCTTCCGTAATCTTTTTCTTGATGTTGTCCGTAACTTCGGTAGTAGCCCTCTTAATTGCATATTCCATATCGTGGTTTACGGCCTTATCAAGAATGTATTCCAGGCGCGTTTTACAGGAGCCATATCCGGAGGCGGGCTTTCCAGAGCTGTCTACTTTTTGATCCAGGTATTGAGCGCAGGACTCCTTCAACTGCTCCCGAACGGTTATACCACGCTTTACAACATCTCCCCACCTATCGGTGATGTCTTTAGGCGTGTCAAAAAACTCCTGCATCATAGCATTAAGTTTTTCGCTGATTTCGTTTTCGAGGGATGCCATTTTTGCGTCTAAGAGTTTTCTCGCTTCGCTTTCCAAAGAGTTTGTGATGTTTGTTCCAACCTTTGCGACAATGCCCGAAAGAATTTCGTCCCTCAGCCGCCCGTCAAGGTTCTCTTCCTCGTCCAACCAGTCCAAGTTGACTGTTACATTAAATGTTGCCATTGCAAAAACCTCCATAGTTTTTAGAATGAGCACTCACAAGGCAAGTTGCCATCATCTTGGACAAGTTTCCTTGCTGCCGCCCAGAACTTTTGCGGCTTAGTCTTCTCAGATGGTGGTAATGCTTTTTCTTTGAGCCTGGCAAATTCCATCTCAAAATCTGAAAGATAGCCCTGTTTGAGAATGCTGTATCCGATAGCCGCCTCAGCCTGTTTTGCTTTCTCCCAGATCTCGGGATAAAGACAATAGACAATAAACCAGTGCTGTTTACCAGCTTTGAGGCAACCGGTGCAATTTGCATGATTGAAAATGCTGTAGGTCTTCGGACGTTCGATCCCAACCTCTTCAATATTATGAACAGTACGTATCTCCCAGGTCAGCGGGTATTCCGTGTGATATCCCATAGCAGCCATGATACCAACCCTACGCTGAATACGATGCTGCTCATTAGTATCAAAGCCGTAGACCAGAGAAATATCGTCCCTTATCTGGGGAGGATTTGTGGGATAGTGCTCGGATAACCACTTATGAAACGGTTCGGTCTTTAGCCTGTTTGTGCAGAAAGCGGTTGACTGAGCGCCAGACTTGAACGCTTTAATTTCCATACACACATCAAACTGGTCTTTGACTTCCCATCCAGGCATATTGGCATAAGTGATAGGAACGCCCAAATAATCCGAAACCTCATTCTTAAAACGTTTGATATCTTCGTCTTCGGTACGGGGACATAGGTCATGATTGAGCAAAATCGTGTTCTCTGCCCCGTACCTTCTGACTACCTCCACGGCGGCGATTGCTGAAGAATGACCGCCAGAAAAACATACGATGTGTTTCATACCGACCACAACCATCACTGGCTGAGGTCAACTGCCTAATCCTCCTAAGCTACTTTCCACAAACCTAAAGTCCGTGTTTGAATAATTTCACGCTGTAACAGGCAGCTTTACCATGTACTTATCAATCTTACATGAACCTGGTTTACCAGGATTGGTATTAACTCCTTCCGTTGTTATTGTTCGTTTGTGAACTCTTGAAGTATTTTCCGATTGTAGCCAGTGTTGCACAGGCCAATGGAATGAAATCCGGGGTAAATCGGGTTGTGTTGAACATTAGGTTCATGCCACCAGCGATGGCATTGCCAACACATACTTTTAGTATCCAGCCACCGATCCATGCACACCCAAATGTGAGAACCGGACTGAAAACCAGCAATCCGATAAATCCTAAAATGGTCGTTACAATGCCGATACCCTCAAATGTCCTTTTCAAAACTTACACTCCTTTACTTATTCAATAGGCACACCGATATACTCAAGCACTCTCTGCATACCAAGACCATGTTCTTCCCACGGCTTCATGCAGTAGCTCCAGAGTTTTGGGTGGGTTGTTTTCAGACGTTGGAAACGGTTCGGTGCCTTTTCCAGATGAGCGCCAAAGGCACAAAAGACACAGCCAGTACGCTTTTCTCCTGTTGTTGTCCACCCCCCCCGTCAGTCTTAATGATCTCGCCATAGACAGGTGCATAGGGGATTTGGTAAGTGTAAAGATATTCGAGTACGTCTTCCTCTGTCCAAAACGACATAGGCTGAGAACTGGGTTTCTTGCCAGAAAAGGCGTTGCACCCCATACGCAACCATGTAGCGCGGCGGGATCGGCTCTCATTCGCCATTGTTGCGATGATAGGCACTCTTCCAGTTTCCTTAGCGTATTTCTTCATGGGGCGCTTTTTCATAACAGCACAGCATCGGGAAGATACCTTAAAGGGCGCATCCAGCAGATAACACCATTTCTCACAATTAAACTCTGAGGGTGTCCCATTGCTCCGCATAATCTCGCCGTGTAGTTCCTTCCACCGGAAGGAGCCAGGCTTATGCCCGTACTCTACTGTGTCAGCTACACGCTTGGAAACCACAGGATATCCGTATACCTCAATAACTTTTCGGAAATTCATCTCAGGTTTTACCACTACCACATTGTCTCGGCTCATGGCAAATTGGCGAACCTCTGGAAACTCTAACCCAGTATCCGAGAACACAGCCGGCACATCAGGATAGATACGCCGCACAATATCAAGGAGTACGGTCGAGTCCTTGCCGCCAGAAAAGGCCACATAGACCTTGCCATTGTAATGCTGATACCATTCGATGATCCGAGCTGTGGTAATCTGGATTTTGCGGGGAAGAGGCAGACGCTGCATTTCTTCCAGTTGTTCCTTGCTATGCAAAACGTCCACCTCCTTGCCCGCCACCGCCTCCTCCATCAAACAGATAGAGGAGAAGCAGTAGCAAAGCACAACCTATGAAGATATAAACCTCATTTGACATAATTAACTCCCATGGTCTTCGGTAGCCTTCGGCAGAGCAGGCTGATGAGTAGTAGCCAACCAGTAATTGATGACTTTGTTGTAGCTGTTGTCATTGCCCATGAAACGCTTGAGCATAGCGGCCATCAAACCAGTCTCTGCGCTGAAGGTGTCTCCCTGCTGACACTTCACCACAGTCTTCGTACCGTCACTCCAATAGACAATGGTAGCGGGATCGTTAAAGATCAAACGCTCAATCTCAGGAAGAAGTGTGTCGGAATGCTGCCGCATATGCCGCAGTGCAGCGTTCCAGCCATTGTGAAATCCCTCGTGATCCATTGCCGTCTCAACCCCTTTGGATTCAGCAGGCAAAGACAGAAGCCGACGCAAATCACCATTTACTGGTACAGCCACAAAATTTGCGAGGGGGGGGTGAACCTGAACAGCCCTCAGCGGATACAAACTCATTTCATTGTTACGCATTGCATTTTCCTCCTATAATTTGGTTAATGTGCATGACGGTCACAGTCATTCAAGACCATAACCTGATTCCAGATATCCTCACCGAGCAAGCCTTTGAACTTTCTCTCCGTCTTGTTCGGGTTATCTGACTTTTCTACTGCGAAAGGTGCCATATGCCAGCGAATCAAAAGTGCTACTTTCAACCTTTCGTGCAGAGTCAAATCGGTAGTGTGGGCAAAGCTCTCATAAGCACCGACACGCTCATGTTGATAAAAATGAGCAATATCTGTAGGTTCACCTTTGGCATTACAGAAAACTTTCGTATACTCCTTGCCAATATCGTGAATCGCTACCGCCCGGCCCAAAGAGATATCATTCACCCACTGGGGATACTGTTTGTCGAAATACTCATAGGCCGTTAGCATATGTTGCCCTACAGTAAACTCATGATGGGGATTATCGTGCTCCAGAGCTGCAAGGCGGGAGAGCAGAAGGCTGATACCGCCGATAAACGGTTCCACACCCTCAACCCAGATTTCGTCCCAGCCTTCAGCTTCCATAGGGATATCAAAACCCCGGTACATTCGGTCGATCACATTCTCTGGAACACTACGTTCACGGTTGGCGTTGCGCTCTACACAGAGGATATACGGCGTCGCCATGAAAACGCACACTTTCTTGATCTGGGGATTAACAGCGGTGACACGATGCAGAAATCCCATTCGGCGCTTGTAACTGACATTCGTGGCGTCGTAGACCACATCTTTACCAGCACGCAAATCGGAGAGCACACGGTCATGGAGCGTCTGGAATACCAGCTCCTGGTGGTTTTGGTCGGAGATGTCACTCAGTAGCTCTTCACGAATGGTATCACTGGAATGGATCACGGCGTCAGGCAACTTGTTCTCGGCATACCAAGACTTTCCACTTCCAGGAAGACCAACCATCATATAGAAGCACTGCATTTTACTTACCCTCCTGTAATTCCATCAGAAACCGCCGCTTCAAAATCTCCACCGTCGCTGTCTGTAGCACCTGATCGGCGTGCTGATTGATTGCGAGAGGCACTGTATCCATATATTGCTTTTTATCGGCGATCATGGAATCAACTGCCTCCTGCATAAGCTGCCGCGCCTCCTCTAAGGTGTGACACCCTCTTTTTACCTCTACAAGGTAATCCGACTGTTTGCTAACCAGACAATCAAAATAATTTTCGCCGGCCATATAGCGGGTCATAAATTCCCGCATCCGCAAGGCATGATGAAGCTGCTTAGGGTCGTACCCAAATTGCTCAATCTTGGCAAGAGCGGCGGGATAAGGATGCTCCATAGCGTGTTGCTTTTCCAACGCCATACCCAGCAGACAACTCATACCAGCATAGTTGTTATAGCGGGCAATATCTTCTCTGGCGTCCAACACCGATTGAAACAGATCGGTGTAGAGCGGGTTGATAATGCAGTAGGGCGTGAACAGAATCTCAATGAAATTGACGTTTTGTTTGCGAATACACTCAAACATGAGCCGAATATCCTTAAAGTCCACGTGCTCATCGTTTTCCATAACATGGGTGGTGCTGACGGGCTTGTGGGTAAGAACGAAATCTGAGAAGCTGGGGAGTACGATTGCCTTGGTATCAATATCGCTACTCTCATAATCCAGTTTGTAATTTTGTGAACCTTGCAGGAACAGGCCAACCCACGCATCTCCGAAGTGTTCTTGAACGGTAGCCAAATGCTCTTGCATCCGAGCCATAATGCGCTCCTTATTCATCGCTACACTCCTTCTTTCTCACACAGTCTCGTAAAATCCGCTGATAGAGGGAGGGGTCATACCCCTCCATATCAGCCCAGAACATCAAATACTCTGTGGTGTACTGATCGGTCACATCACCGGAGACATCGTAAAGCCGGCCACCGATTTCCTGAACGAAGTGGTTAATCACTGGCTCATACATCATGTTTCCGCCAAATCTCTCTTGAAGAATAAAGGCAAACCAGTAACAGCAGCCATTTAGAAAAACCTCCTCAGAGCCTTTGAAGTTCTGGATAAAGTTGAGGATTGTAGACTTATTCATCCCTCTTCTTCCATAACCTCCACCTCCTGGGCTTCCTCCATATCCGGCGCAGCGGCGGTATCTTTAATAAGCCCCTCCAGTGCCTTGAAGTAGAAGTTCTTATGCTTGTAGGCCGCAAACTTGGGACGATTGACAATCCGACACACAACGCCCTCTCGAATATGGGTTTTGCCAACAGGGTCGGGGCCGTCATAATACCTCTCTGCGATAGCTTTGATGTATTCGCCAGCGTCCACAGCTTGGGGAGAACCCACAGCGTCGGGAAGCTGAACCATATCCGGGATAAAGCAACGCCAGAACAGCGGCACACACTTGACACCCATCTGTTCACAGCGATAACGCATGAAGTCGGGCGGGTACTCCACCACATCACCATCCTCGTTGGTCATGGTCATCCGGTAGACATAGATGTCGGATTTGGGAACAGGCTCGGCAGATACTCCAGAACCGTCTGCTGTCGTTTTCTTGCCGGTAGGATCGCAGCCATAGCTAAAGAAAGTGGTTTTGCCGTACTGTTTGGAAAACTCCTTGTCACCAATCTTGGCGTTATTGCTAGGAGACATGATGGGCGTGCCATCATCCGTGAAACCCACCACCTCATAGTAGACCTCCTCGCCTTTGTGGAGCTTCCCTTCAAAAATCTTGGCGTGCTGTTCACGGAAAGCATTGCTACCATAGAAACCTCCGTCAAAGCTATCCAACACTACACGGCGGGTTCCGGTAACATAACCCCAATCATAGATGGGCGTCCGCTCAATCATAGAGCGTAGCCAGTTCGGAGTTTTATCGCTCTCAAACAGCCGCTTTTGCAAACCGTTCTTATACTTGTAGCCTTGAAGCACAGGAAGATAGCCAGTACGCTGACTGGTGCCGTGCATTTTCAGCGTGATCTCTACCAGGTCGCCGGCACGGAAAGCAGACAGATTGTAGGCAAGCTGCTCTGTATCGGCGTGTTCCATGAAGAGCGGAGAAATCGGATCGGACTTCTTGCGGACACGACTTCCGCCGCCAGGACTTCCACCACTACGGTTGCGCTTAGGAATGTACTTCTCACAGATGGTGATACCGTTCACGACAGAAATTGTGTCTCCATCTTTCAGCAAAGAGGTATCAATAAATCCCTCCATGCAGGAGATGGGCAGAAACAAGCCATCACTTTTTTCTCCTCGGAGCTTCAGCGCCTTAATGTTGCGCTTCTCTGGATCGAGGTAGCCGCCGGCGGGGTTGCCGTTCTCATCTTTTCGCCGCAGAAGGTCGTTCTTCTGAGCGAACTCTACACCGAGCTTGCCGTCTACGGGGAAGTAGACCCCCAGCTGGTCAGGTTCGGTTCCAAGATCCACAATTACCGTGTTCCCAAAGCACTCGCCACAGAGCAGACGATCAGCGTTAGTGTGCTTACGCAGATTACGGATTTTGGTGACATACGCACAGTACATTTGCATCTCTCCTTTGATTTTATTCGTTGTTAATAGAAAAAACAAAAAAGAATAAATATAGGGGGTTAGGAATACATAGCTTTCAGCCTATGCGCCACACTCGCAACACCCTGAGCAGCTTGACGCATTTCATCTTCCGTAGTATCAAACCCCATTGAAATACGGACGGTACAGGCAGCGCTTTCCTCAGATAATCCAATTCCACGCAGAACGTGTGAAGTTGTGGCGTCGGATGCGCTGCAAGCGGAACCAGCAGAAAGGTAGATGTCTTGCTGATCCAGCAACAGAAGTAAAGATTCGCTGTTGACTCCCGGCAGTGTCAAGCTGATGATAGCGGAGGAACGCCGGTCGGTATCGCCGTTGATATGAAACTCTCCATCCATTTCGACATTAAGCTCATTCAAAAACACATCCCGCAAATGTGCCCACTGTGCCATCTGCCTTGGCAGGCGCTTGGTCGCTATCTCTGCCGCTTTGCCAATCCCCACGATTCCTGGTACATTCTCGGTGCCGCCTCGCAATCCACGCTCCTGACCTCCACCATAAACCCACGGTTCCTTTCTGATTCGATTGGAGATATACAGCACTCCAATTCCCTGGGGTGCTCCGAACTTATGACCGGAGAGAGATAGGAAGTCCACATTATAGGCGTGAACGTCGATTGGAACGTGACCCGCCGCCGCTACTGCGTCTGTATGGAAAGGAACGTCATACTTTTTACAAAGTGTTCCGATTTCTTTGATAGGATTCACCGTTCCAAGTTCGTTGTTGACCCACATGACAGAAACGGCACCCAGCTCTTTCTTGTTCTCAATGATAAGCCGCTCCAAATCATCCAGGTCTACCGAGCCGTCCGACCAAACCCTTGCGTATTTCATAACAACGGGGAGCGGGCATACACACGCATTTTTCAACGGTTCAGAAATCGAATGATGCTCAATCTCGTCCGTAAGGACAACGTGTTTGGTCAGACATCGGAACCAGGCGTTGTTCGCCTCAGTTCCGCCGGAGGTAAAAAATATCTCCGAAGGGTCTGCACCGATCATTAGCGCTACCTGTTCTCGTGCCTTTTCGATAGCGTGGCGGGCGTTGATACCCTGGGAATGGATACTGCTGGGGTTTCCAACATGACACGTCTGAAACCATGGAAGCATGGTATCCAAGACTTCGGGAAAAGGTGCGGTCGATGCCGCATGGTCGAGATAGACCAATGATATCACTCCTTCGTATAAGAAGAGGCTCAGACCGTAGACAGCCGGCGTGCTACTCTATCGTTCTGAGCCTCCTTTGATTTTATTCGTTATTAGTCGTTGACAACAGGACGCAGTGCGTCCTCGATAGGCTGGTAGCGCTCAGTGTTCAGCGTTTCCAACAGACACTCATAGGGATCGAGCTTGCCACTCATCACCATCTGAGCGATGTTGACGGAGAAACCGCTGACCAGCGCCACGCCCATGTCGTTCTCCCTAACGGGAATCGTCCCAGAGCGGCTGGCAACATTCCAGAACACCAATCTGGGCATTTTGTAACCTGCCTGCTGATACCGCCTATTGATCTCGTCAAAAAGGCGGGCGTTTGGCCTCTGCGTGTTGTAGCTCCACCGATCTCTCGAAGGAGCACCGCAGCTGGCACAAGCATCAAACTCCATATCGGAAATGATGAGAATGTTGGCAGGCAAGTCATTCTGATTCATATGCTTAGAAACCGCTGTTTCCAGGATGAGATCAAAGACTGCCTCCACGTTGGTATTGGCTCCAGCATGGCAAGCATGGACAATTTGAAGCCGCTCATAGAGGTTCTTGCCACTGGAGATGTCGAGGAGCTGCGGTCTGTCGGAGAAGGACATATACTGATCCTTGAATTGACCAGAAGATCGCTCGGCAAAATAGATCGCCAAGGCGTTTGCCACCTCCAACGGACGAGCGGAACTCCCAGGGAGCATCACCCACTCCATACTTCCGCTATCGTCCATAACCACCATCGTGTTTCCACAACCCTGTACCGTGTCAGGCAAATTCTGCCACAATGCCTCCAGTGTGGCGTCCACGCCGTGGCTCTGACGATACTTGTTGACAATATCGTGCGGGAACAGCGTACCAGCGTTGATCTTGGCCTCGCCGTTCTCCACCCGACTAAGGAACTCACGGCGGCGCTCCTCATCGTGGCGGAGGAAAGCCTTGTTGTAAATCAGGTTGGCACGGGAGGGGACTCGCTGGTAATCAATCCCGTCCCAATCGTTCTTGGACATCTGCTGCTCCACAACAACCAGGTAACGGGACAGGCCAGAAAGAGTATGCCGATAGGTACGCTCGGTCATATTCAACCCTTCGCACAGAATACGGGCGTAATGACGAGACTCCTTAGAAGAGGACTTGCGGCGCGGCATCCACTTTGCCAGCAGAGAGATCGGCTTCTGCTCGACGTTGTTATGCAGATCGTCATGCAGCTGCCTTGCCACCAGCTCAATCACCTTATCGCCCACCGGCGTATCCAGCAGACACCAGAGATCGTCCCAACGCCCATACTCAGGCACCAACGACAGCACCGGTGTAACGTACTCCGGAAACTTCTTTGCCATCGGCACCATAGCCGCACGAAACAGTCGGCGCTCACCCAGCCCGCCACGCACATCGCGGGCAAAGAACAGCCACTTCATCGCTGTCACCTTATCCTCGAAAAACGCCTGGGTGAAGCGATCCGCGATCTCCTTAACGCTGGCGTTACGGAGAGACGCCACGGCAAAGTTGAGATCCAGCAAAGATCGACCAGTGGTGCGATAGCCGACCGCCCCATTCTCGGTAACAGAGATATTGTTTGCGCCGTCCAGCATCGTGTCCTTGACACTTTCCATAAAGTTGCTCATATTCTCTTACCTCCTATAATTTTGAGATACCTCGGAACACAGTTGTCATCTTGCTATTGCTGTATGTGTTCAGAGAATTGGAGCGGCAGGTAGGAATCGAACCTACGAATGGCAGCTTGGCTTCCTTTTTACCTTGCTGTTAGTGAAACTTCCGCTTCACATTTTTTATAGGGCTGCTGTGTTACCACTTCACCACTGCCGCATAGTTGCTTGTCTTTCCAAGCTGCCACAGCCCAGTTCAAGATATTTGGGCTGATTATCTGGCGCTTATTTTCAGAGCAGACGTAAGCGATCCCAAAGCCCTGCCCTTATCCATTCATTAGCGAGAATGGATTTCGCTTGCGTTTTATCATCCGCAACTACGCCGGTTTTTTTCTTGACGACTCGAAAGAACACCGGAAAACAAAGGAGTCTTGTGCCAGGGGTGGGAATCGAACCCACGACCACGGGATTAAAATTCCTTCAATCATTGCTGTGAGCGTTTCATACGATACGCATTGATACGCGCTCTATCCACTGAGCTACCCTGGCTTGAGGTGATAGGGTATGGGCCACTCTCCCATACAAACAGTGTTCTCCACGGTTGCGCACCCGTTTCAATAAACATGACGTTTACAATCTTTTCGTCTATGCTACACCGTTTTACATAAGGGTTCATCCGTCGTTTTTGTACATCGGGCAGCTACTCCCAATGCGCATGGTCAGCTATTCCATGACGCCCTTCTTTTTAGTCACAGCGAATGGGACTCGAACCCAATCCTTCCGGCCCCACATGGGCCAGCGTGCTATCCAGCTACACCACATCTGCTAAGGCACGAGGATTTGCCTTATGAGCTTTCTCTTTGCTCACCTATCTCTTGCTGTCCTGGCTCTCACAGGTGGGAGTGGTACAACTCCCAGACGTTCCGATTTGCACGGTCACTACACTTGTTTTACGTCCGTTGCTGATCACCTTTAGACGGCGTTCTCTGTACCAGAGCAATCGCATTCTGCATCCGAACCGCAAAGAAAGGATTTGCGTACAAAAGTACGCTTGTGCAGAGGGTAGGACTCGAACCTACGACACATAGTTCCCCATTATACATTGCTGTTAGTGAGGCTGTGCGCTCCACATTTTCTATACTATTGCTCTACCGACTGAGCTACCTCTGCATATTGGGAGGTTTTCATTGCTGCCTGTGTTTTTTCATTACACATATGAATGCGGGAACCTCCCAGGAACCGCCGTATTCATGATATTAGCGGACGCATTTTTTCCAAAATTTTAGAATGAATTGCTGTTAGCGTCCCAGTTGATAACTTTTTCAATGTTGTGCCGGAAGCGGTAAGTATGATGTTATTGACATCACTTAGGGCTTGTCTCGTGCTTTGTTCATGCAGAGCCTCCTTAACTGCATCCCAATCTTCCGCACTTTTGTGGGCGGTTCACATTTTGAAACCTGTTGGGGCACCGCCCCATACGTTTCAGCAGCCGATTACATTACATTTTCCAAAGATAACTCAGATGGTCTGGTCACGTGCTCTACTCATGGCACGAATCTCCTTTCTAAGAATTATCATAGCGGCTTTTAGGGGAGCCTACGGACTCGAACCGTAGAGGAAAAGATTTGCAGTCTTCTTGTATAGTAAATTGCTGTGCGTGTCCGCCGCCCGTTACACGGTATGGCCTGCCACCCGACGCTCCCATATTGCTCGTCTTTCCGAGCTGTCAGCGGTCTTTCCCGCCGTCAAGAAAGGGGGCTTACAATGTACGCTATGCCGCTCACCACACGGCTGGCGGAGAGGGTGGGACTTGAACCCACACGCCCTTGCGGGTTACTGGCACCTTAGCAGGATGCTTCCTTACCAATTAGGATTACCCCTCCATATGTGGCGATTTCCGCCACCACGGGACGCATTTTCAACTGGATGAATTAAATGTTCATTGTTTTGAAATTGCTGTTAGCGTCCCAAAACAAAATGCTCGTTTTATTCAGTAGTTTCGCCGTCGCCGGCACCAGTAGTCTCCTCAGCATAATGCGGATTGAGGAGCTTAGAGAAATTGCTGATGATAGCCGCGTTGTTCTGACGCTGTGTGGACATGGTTTCCCGTGTCTTTACAAGGTCGGCCATATAGGTGTCGATCTCGGTCATGCCGTCGTCGATCTGCTGGTTGATGAGTTCCAGTCGAGAGATAGTGCGGGTTACGATTTCAACCGCATCGTCCGCCTGCCGTTCCAGTCGGTTAATTTCCTGCTGCTTTTCCCTCAGAATGTCATGTGAACTGGAAGAGGTAGTCTTCTTTCCAAAAGCCATATTGCTCTCCTCCTTAATTCATGCCGGGGATGGATACGATAGCGTTAGAACCAGACACCGTAGGCATCTTACCATCCCACTGTTCGTATTTGATCTTCTCAATCAGCTCAGGAGTGAGAGAGGAAGCAATTTCACGGTTAGCCTGAGCCTCTGCCTCTGCCGCAATCCGAACAACTTCCGCCTCGGCATTCGCTTTAACGATAGCAGTCTCTGCTTGAATCTCAGCGGCCTCCTTATCCTTCTGTGCCTGAATCATAGCGACTTCCTTGTCTTTGTTAGCCTGGATTTTGGCGGTCTGAGCCTCAATATTTGCCAGTTCCAGTTCCTGCTGGGCAGTTACTTTCTTCTGAATAGCCGCTGCCGTTTCAGAATCCACGGAGATGTCAGTAAAGTTCACCGTATCAATGATAATGCCGTACTTGTCAAACTTCTCCTTGAGGTACAGATCCAATTCCGCATTGATGGCTGTGCGTTTATCGCCAAAGATGTCTGTAACGGGATAGTTGGCACTGACTTCCTGTGTCCATGCGATAATCTTGGGCTTAATAAAGGTATCCTTGATTTCCTCGCCAGACTTGCCCTTAAAGGTAACAAATGTGCTTGCTACACGCGCCTCATCGAAGCGGTAGGAGAACTCCAGATTAACTCGGACTGTCTTACCATCCGATGTGGGAATACTGAAACTCTCGTCGTTCTTGCTGTCTCCCTTATCGTCGGATGTCAGGTAGCTTTGCTCAATGCCGATGGAATAGGTAGTGACCTTTTTGGTGGGCGCTACCAAATTCCAGCCCTGGGATAGAACCTCACCGTCTACACCACCGTTCATGTTGTAAACCACTCCGACGTAACCTGCGGGCACACGGCTGGTACACAGCAGAGCCAGGATAATACCGCCAAAAATTAGGACAGCCAGAACGATCGCTCCAATGAAACCTTTCTTTCTCATAGTGTTCTTTTACCTCCGTCAGTTTTTATTTGCTGTGTCGTCTTCGCTGGGATCTTCCTCGTCCATTGCGTCTTTTGCATCCTTCCAAACTCGTCCGACAAAACGACCGAGCGGCCTAAATACGAATGATAGCAGCACCCACAGCACAGCCGCTAACACAAAGACCAGGAAAATGAATACCGGCATCTCTACCCCCCCCCATAAGCATACATTGATTTTGTTCGTTATTATGCTAATCCTAAAACGGCTTTCGCCGCTTTAGGAGAATAGCTGTTTGTACAGCGTATAGTCCCGTATCCGTTCACGAAGACGCTTGCCAGGATCTGCCTTGTTTTGCTTCTGAGTAAAATCCTCACAGAATACATTGGCTGCAAACTCAGGATCGCTCAAATCAAAATTGTTGTTTTCACATTCCAGCATATACGCTCGATAGAATATACCAGACTGACGAGCAGTATCGAACCGCAAAGAGTAGGTGTGATCCATCACCTTATCCATTCGACTGAGACTGGCCCGCATTTGAAAGACGCTTACTTGGTGGCTATCCTCAGTCCGAATCAGATAATCCGAATACATATACTTTCGGAAAATAATCCCTCTACCTTTTGTGTTGAACCCCTCAGCGTCCCGCAGACGAACCAACAAGTCTGTCAAGAAATAGGGCATCTCAATTTTCTGACCATTCAGTATAATTCCGTCTTCCAGAACAGCTGTTTTGGGAAGCGTCAGAACCTGTTCCTCAGTCAATCCATACCAGGCCAAATAGAGAACGGCACTGGGTACATCGTACATCGTCTCGTCCACTCGATCCGCAGCTTTGACCGTATCCTCGATCGCTTCGCGCAGATGATTGAGATTTTTGAAGTAACGGATACGGTCTGTCCCGCCCTTGATGCTCAAATCATCCGCTGTAATACCAGCTAAAATAGTTTCGTGTTCAGCTGGTAACGCTCCGCGTGCAATCAGATATCGGATATAGAATACAACAACCTTTTTGTCATTGTAAAAAGTGCTGGAACAGCGGGCTAACGCAAAGTTAAACAGTGCGATATATTCCTCTCTGGTGTATCCATCGTCAAGAGTTTTACCGATGCTCTCCTCAAACGCTCTAACTTTGTTCCAAGTCTTGGTGAAGTGCTTCGGGTGAGAGAAAGAGGTATAACCTCCATCGGCATCCTCAAAAAATTGTGTTCGGTTCATGGTGCCCTCCATTTCCCTCTAACGATCTCTCATGCCATTATACTACCACAAGTTTCTGCCGTTGTCAATAGCAAATAACAAAATCATTGAAAATTTTTTGGGGGAGGAGCGCCAGCCTGCTTATTCCAGCAATCGACGGGAAAGATATGCCCTTTCCTGAATAGGCAACGCCATCAGCGGTTTCAGCAGTCGGCGATAATCGGCGGCGACTTGCCTCCATCCCATATAGTTGGCCTGCTCGAAGCCCAGCCAATAGGTATCAAGCCCTGTATCCTGTTGGTTGAAAAACTGATCCAGTAGGGTCATAATTTCTTGATTGGTTGCCTCCATAGGCCGGCGGAACTGCTTGCCATTTCTCTCAACTACCAGAGCCAACATAGCGCCCTGGATAGGCTGAACATTTACCTGGAGGAAAGCGCTGGATACCGAGGACATTTGCTCCGGAAGAGTGCCACTGTACGGGAGCATGATATCCTGTGAATTTGCACTATGCAGTTTGATTGCACCGGTATCCAGCTCAAAACCACCGAAATCTTCCACCAGGCTATTGACGATTCTCATATTGCACTCCTCCAATTTTTATAGTTTTGGGTTGACATACCCGAAAATATGTGATATACTATCCTCGATATCACGAATAGTTTCGTGTCTGGTGATTACTATACCAGCATTTTCTCGTGATGTCAAGTGGTTTTCACGATTTTTTTCGTGACTTTGCAGATTTTTCTGTTTGGGGGTTGTGTTATGGACTCTATCATTTTTACGAGAATTAAAGATTTGTGCGCTGAAAACGATATCACAGTCAACAAACTGGAAACCGAACTTGGTATGAGCCAGTATTCTATTGGCAGGTGGAAAAACGCTACCAGCCCGACAATCGAAAAAATTTCCAAGATTGCAAAATATTTTGATGTTTCTATTGACTATCTCGTGGGCGCTACCGACATCCGCACACCTATTGATACTGTTATGTGCGATCAAGACTTTGTTTCCCTGCAACGCGCCAGAGAACGGATGACAGATCGGGACAAGAGCCGCATGATGGCAATGCTGAAGGTTGGTTTTGACTACGCATTTTCTGATGAAAAGTCCGATAAATCGGACACCTGATATGTTATACTGAGTTCTCCAACATGGAGAGTCTGTCATTTTCCAGTTAGGAGGGGAGGTCTAAATGGTCAGAACGGCATTTATACAGCGCAAGGTGTTGGAATTATATCAGCTTATGGATACCATTTCCTATCCTATTCAACCGCAAAAGATTATCCCTTGTATCCCCAAAAGCTGCCGTATCCTTACCTATCAAACAATGGCCGAACTGAATCGCTGTTCTATCCGTGATATTGCTATCATGTGTAAAAGCAACTCCGGTGCGACCCATCATGATGTGGAACAGAACAGATATTTGATTCTCTATAACGCATCCATGAATCAGGGTAGGATTTTGTGGACACTCTGCCATGAAGTTGGTCATATCTGTATTGGCCATCTTGAAACGATTGAGGAGGCTGAAATTGCCTATACGGATTGGCGGGAGCCATACGATCAGTTTGAAAGCGAGGCTGATTACTTCGCATGGAATATGATTGCTCCACTACCGATTATGCGCGAAATGGGCATCCGTACCGTTACGGAGATTCAAACTGTGTTTGGCCTATCATCCCAAGCTGCGGCACTTCAATATGACCGATACACAAAATGGTGCCGAAGCCACATAAAAACTGCGTGGGAAAACAATATGTTACGAGAGTTCCGCACTAAGCACAAATGTTGACCACAGGAGCCGCCCTCTTTCGAGGGCGGCTTTTTCTTCACGCCCGAAACACAATAGACTCCTTTTGAGGTGCCATTTGATGATACACCTCCTGTATAGCCTCCCACAACTGATCTTCCGTACAATATTTCATATATTCCTGATGTGCGTACTCAGCACGCTCCTCATGATTCAACTTCCGATATTCGTACAGATCTCTTACTTGAGCCGCTATGCTGATAGGCTTTCGCTTTCGGAACGGCGTGATATAGATGTCCTCAATCCTATATGTGCAGTTTCCGTGATAATCCAACATTGTTCTAACAACGATTTCAACACGTTCCTTTTTCTCGTTTATAAATGTCATATTGACACCTCCATTATTCAATCTTTTGTTCACCCCAAGCGATGTAGGACTTTCCATCCTCATCCACCTCACGAGACATGAGGAGGCTCATCAAATCGTAGTCCACGCCGAATCTGTCATAAATCTCGTCCAAATCGACATCCTGCCCTTTCATGAAGAGGTTCAGCTTTTCTTTGGAAAGAACCATCTGCATCTGATTTGACTCAATGCTTCCAGCGTGTGTAATGAAATAGATATCCTTCCAGTCCGTTGAAGTAAAGCGGACAAACCGCATATAAAACTGGCTCATCCGAGCGTTGTTGTAGTGCAACTCTGGAATCAATATCTTATTCACGAACTCAAAGTTGACGGAGGAGGGGAGGCACTGCTGCGTGCAAAGCAGAATGCCATTCCCACTGTCCTTGAGCGTCTGTTTCAGCTTTCGGCGTCCGGCCAGTGTAGTCGTGCTGCCAGTAACTACAAACAATGGACGGTCTGGGAAACATCGGCGAATCTCATCTGCATATGCGGCCACAACATTCTTGTGACGAACACCAATCACCACGATCTCATTTTTCCACCCATCCAGCATGGAGCAGACTTTTTCTATCTTGGTTGGTGTCTTGTCGCTGTTATACTCTTCCACAGTGTTGGGCGCAGCAGAAATTCTGAGTAGTAAAGTAATCTGCTGAATCAACGCCATCATGCTGTCCTTACGGCTGTTACCAGTAAGAGCAAAGTAGTGCTGCCGCATGAAATAAAACTCCTCCACCGCTTTCTTATAAACCGCTTGTTCCGCAAGGGAAAAAGAAACCTGCACCTGATGAATACGACGGATCTCTTTTCCGGTGATTTCCGCAAACGTCCGAGTAATGACGGAATAGGACAGAATTTTGTTTAGTGCCTCAGCGTTGAAAATATCCTGGTTTTTCTTACCCACTCCAAAAACTGTAATTTTCTCCGGCAGATGGGACTCAGCAAAGAGTGTGTAACCTGGTTTATAGGCGGGGATGGGTTTTCCATAGAAGGGGTTGTTTGAAATGCTCAAATAGTCCTTGCCATCGCTACCCTTCTCGTAATAATAGAGCGAATCCGCCCAGGATATCATGTTGTAAGAGTTGTTGTAGAGCAGTTCCAACTGAGGAGCACTCTCCGAAATATTGTTGCGGGTAACGGTGCCGGTCATTGCCAGCTTAAAACGCACTTTCCGAAAGCAATCCAGCACAGCCTTAGTACGCTTGCTGTTAGGGTTAGTCATCTCGTCCGATTCATCAAAGACCAGGCAAACATTTCTGTTCCTAATTTTGATGTGGCGTTTAACTTGTTTCCGATACTTGGAAAGCATATTCAAAGTGATAATGACGAACTCTCCATCCTGCACTGTGTTCAAATCAGCAAGGTTACGGATCATTCGATAGTTGGTCATGCCATAATTCTTGAATACCAAATCCCAGTTATTCTTGATGGAGATAGCTGTTGATACTACCCAGACATTCCTTGCCCCTTGGTGTTCCATCCGATACCGGCCAGTAGAGATACCAGCCAGCGTCTTACCGCCACCCTGTTCCCACTGCAGCAGGTGATAGTGCTTTTGAAGTACAAGGTTCAAATCGTGGCGTTGGATTTCATTGAGGTATATCCATTCTTCGTTTTCCTGATCGTAAACGGTAAACTCCGACAGAAAACGGGCAATCTCAGCGTTCTCCTCCATATCCGCAAAAGGCTTTGTTTCCCGTTCATAATTTCTCTGCTTACGCCGAATGAGGCGGGCAAAAGGCTCCAATCCCGTATTTTCTACCTGTCCCGAAGCGAGAGCGTAAAAAGGGATAGGCTCTTTCATATCTGGGGTCATGGTCTGCCGAGCTTTTTTACTGTATCCTTTGTGGATCAGTCCGCTGTCCTGCTTGACCAGCCGCACGATATCACGGTCGGGCTTTCTGTTCTGAGAGCGGATAACTCGACGAAGGTAGGCCAAAACCTTGGGCTGGGTAATGCGGATTTTTGCCCACTCTTCATACTTCATTCCGTCTGGCTGTTTCTGATTTTCAAAACGGTAAAGATATTCCTGGCATTTCGCATATTTGTCTACCAGTTTGGGATTGTTCTTAATGTGGTACAACATTTTCTGTACCTGATAATGAAAATCATCTTCGTTTTCACCACGAGATACCAGCTTAACACGGGTGCGCTCTGAAGACATCCGCTCCTTTGCTTGTTTGATAATTGCCTCCTGAACCACATCGAGCAGGTCGCTGGCGTGCTCCATACTGGAAATGTTGAACCAATTAGCGGTATTCAGCTCATATTGGTTTCCAGTCTCCTCATCGGTCAGCTTGCGCTGCCAAAAGAGAATTTTAGTGGCATAGTCCTCTACACCCAAGGACTTAAAAGCGTCTTTCTGGACTGAAACCTGCCCTAAGAAGCTGAACAACTTCTCCAGTTCATTCCGCTTGGCGCTGTCCAAATAATCATCAGCCAGAAAAGAGGCAGGAACGACGATAGCCATAATCCCCAAGGGCTTTAACAGCTGGGCGGCTTTCAGGCAGTAGTACATCTGAGAAATGATTTCCCCCTGTGGTGTGTCCCATTTCAGATTAAACGGCGGATTTCCCACGATGTAGTCAAAACGCATATCTGGCTCGTAGAAACGGATATCCTTGTGTTCCAGATTTGCGGTAGGGTAGAGGTAATGCGCTACCTTGTGAGATTTGATATCCAGCTCGCACCCATAGAAGTTTGCCTCTACTGGCATATAGTTACAAAAGTTAGCAATTCCAGAAGTGAGATCAGCCACAGTCTCTCCCATTCCAACGCCCAGCACATTCATGATGAACTGGCACAGAACTGGAGGGGTAAAAAATTGGCCGTTTTCGATTTCTTTCTTAGCCTCAGAGAACTCGTAATAGTTGGCGAAATCAGAACGCTTCAGGCCATGCAGCCCACCGTCCCCAGTGTAGGCGTTGAAAATATCCTCACGGGTAATTCCCTCACGCTCCGCCAGATCCTGATCGACAAGGTAGAGAATCTTTTCATTCAGTTCCTGACGGGCCTCCTGTGGGATTCTCTCATTGTGAAACGTGTATTTCATACAGTCACCACCTTGATTTTGTTCGTTATTATAAAAAGTTGTGGATGGAGGCTTTTGAGTAGAGTCCTCCAAGAACCACGCCCCTATTCTTATTACAGAGGCAATTCAAATCTTGCTAACCATGAAAGAGTAATTTTATTCGTCCTGATACATTCCGCGTTCTTTATATAACTTGTTGCACTCACGGAAGTGGATGATATAGAGAATACTAATTTTATCCCCGACTTCAAGCTCAGGGAAGAATTTGGAGTCCAACTCGCATGAGGTTTTAACATTCATCATCCTAACGTGAGGAACACTTATCCTGCCTCCACATTTATCAACTGCATATTTTTCAATACAGTCAAAACCAAGTGTATTGGCAGCTTCCGCTGCCTTGACAGACTTTTCAGAAAACTCTTTAAGTTTCACGCTAACACCTCCATAAAAGGACTGTTTTGTCTGTCTTTTCAGGCATCATCTCGGCATAATTTCCAATATGCCTCAAAATCGTCACCCTCCTCGTTCTCCCAAGAATCTCCTACCTGCCCATTGCGATATTGGCACACATCGAACATATTGTAATCCACATCGTCGTTAAGTAAATCACTGTCTGCGATAGCGTCCGCAAGACGCACGGCCTGGTCAATATCCTTAACAGGGAAAATAGTCTCATGCCCGTTCCGGATATAGATAAGAGTAAGCTGAACATTCATATCAATACCTCCATTTTTAATACAAAGCAAAGCGGAACTTTGCTAACCAATCTCACTGGTATATTTTTGAGTGACCTTTGCAACTGCCTCTAAAAAGCGCTCCCACTCCAGATTATACTCTTCAGTGGCCCAATGGTGATACTGCCGAATCATAGGCCAGACCGTAGTAGCAACTTGGGTGCTGTTCAGATGCTTTACCAACTGAACAAAATTAGTGATCTGCAACCACGCTCTATTCCTTATTACAATAGCACCCCAAGAATCCGCATAGATGAACTTTTCCGGTCTTAGAACGCCAAAATATTTCTTCATGTAGTACGACGTTGGCTTCCCAATATCATCCGCTGGTGGCCTCCACATCTGACTGAAATAGTCACTGTGGTTAATGTAAAGATCGTCACCACTTAAAAACAGTTGACACTGGCTTTTCCCATCGAAAGGAACAGATGCAAATTTCCGTATCCCTTTCAGTTCCTGCGGCTTTTGTACCTTCTTGCCAGAGCAAAGCACTGTATACTCCGATGTTGGGAAAATGAACTCTTTACAGAAGTTATCGGGAGTGGTCAATGTGAATGTGACCGGCACAACAAGCGCCCCGTTTTTCCATAGTTGGTACTTACAGAAGTCGTACCATACACCATCGCTGGCGTCCTGATGCAGCGTAGCAATGCACGTTCCAACCGATGTATTGAACCGTAGCACATGGACGATGGAACCTTTACGTTCCATCGTCTTGTGCTCATCCGCGCTGGCAAGCATTTTGTTGATGTACTCTATATGGGATTGATCGTGACACTCGGAGATTTTGGCGTTCGGATAATGCTCCTGAGCCACCTCCATAGTGGGGTAATATAGCTTCAGAAACGTACCGTCTTCCGCCATAATTGTGAACCGTTTCAAAATAAACACCTCCAATTCTTATTCCTATTTACAGGCAGAAAACGGAGTTTGCTAACCTATTTCCAGATAGAAAGTTCCTCGTCCAGAAAAATCCCAAGCGTTCCCTCCGTAATCCCATAGGTCTGATCTTTCATGCCTACCTCCGCATGGGTATGAGCAATCCGCAATCTGGTAGGCGGACGGTCGAATCCGAGGGAAGAATGGTATATCCCGTTAAGTCGGGCCAGTGCCTGAAGAAAATCTCCCATCCCAGCGACATTTTTCAAGCTGTCCAGAATTTCCTCCCAGGTGTTTTCACAGTAGTCGCTTGATCCCATCCGTTCCAACTCGGTCTTGTCACCATTGATTTCCTCAGAGACATAATATTTGCCACTTTGCGGGGAGTAAAAGTAAATCTGCCGTCGTGTCATGATAAAACCTCCATTATTGCCGAATCGAAAGTAGGAACCCAATCCTATCTGGGTTATGCTCCATCCAGTCCTTTGGGTACACGAACAGAGAGGGAAACTTGCTAAACTGAACGCTATACCCAATGTAAACCAAGGCGTTCGTGCCCACAGCCTCCACGACATTTACCAGATACCAAGGATTGTAGTATCCAGTCACGGCACGTCCATCCTCCATACGGGCGGTGATCTCCACCGGCGTTGCGCCGGTCTTGCTGTCCTTGCCCTGTTTCCACGGCTTTACCAGAGCTTTCCATTCTTTGATTTTTTCCACAGTAGCGGTACAGGCCAGCACAGAATCTCCACGCTTGACCTCCCGCTCCACCATCTCATAAATCTTCCGCATCTCCTCGCCCTCCGGCAACCCATCCGGCTTTTCGGCAAGCAGCACTGCCGAGATCCCATCGGTAACGATCCACTTATCCCATGCGGCATGAATGCCGGGTTTTACTGCCGACTTTCGCTCCTCAAGGCGTGCATTTTCATTGGCAATAATATTGCTCAGTGCCGCAATTTGCTTCTTTGTCATACAGATCTCCTCCTCATGCACTGCTCCACAAACTCCTGGACATAGGCGGCGCTTCTGAATTTGATATCTACACGACCATTTTTGAACAGTTTGATAAATTTGACCTTGCTCATATTACAAGTGTCGAACTCATTTACCTTGGTCGTGTATTTGCACAACTCAGGAAACCACAGCGCGGCTTCACCCATGCGTCCACACTGATACCACGCCAACGCATCCAGTAAGGTATGAAGATTCTCGTTCGGCTTCCACTCCGGCCCCCAGCTCCACTGGTCATCACAGTAACACCAACCACTGGTCAGCCGAAGCGTGTCGTTCTTGATTTCAAACTTTTCTTTCCCGTCCCAGTTCTGGTGACAGCAATTCCATGTGCGCTCCAGGAACTCGTTCATAGCCTGCTCCTGGAAAGAGAAACCTCCCAGCTGGACGAAAATCTCATCCACGATCTGTTCATAACGAAGGGGGAGCGTTCTCATAGCCTCGCTATACTTGCTTTCTTCCTGATGGTAGATCTCCATCTGTTCCTTAAACTGGTCGATTTGCTCATCACTCATCTCACGATATCCACCCCAAGGCAGCTGCGGTTCTTTTGGTGGGGTAGGGATAAGATGTTCCAGAATTATTGAGCTATCCAGCTCCACGGTATATTTCCGGCTAAAGTAGTCCACGATTGCCTTAATAAATCGCTTATTTCGTTTTTGCATCATCTCGTAGATGTGCTCATCATCACACTTAAAGCTGTTACAAGTGATGTATGTTCCATAACTATCGTTCCCAAGGATCTGCCGCTGCTCATATCTCGTGTCGGATATGACATTCGCAATTTTTTGGAGTGCCGGCCCAGATTTGTCAAACGCATCCTGGTGTCGCAGACAAAACGCCTTGTCCTCCTCAGAAATTCTGTTATCCGCCTTGATCTCCACGGACGCGAACTTATTAAGCAGACTCATCTAAATTCTCCTCACTTTCAATGTTTTGTACTCCACTTAACACCTTGTCCAGATTAGCGGAGGTAATGGTGTTAAAAAGCTCCTCCAGAATGCGCGGCGTATATGTCCGTGTTTCCAAATGCTCATGGTATTTTGTCATCTCATTCTGCAGGTTCATCAAACTGGATACCGTGCCAGAACGATGAATAGTTCCAAGCATATCGCAGACATCCTTGCACTGACGGCGGCGCTGACGAATTTCCTGCAATGCCTTGTAGAGTTTGAACCCGTCCACTACATTGGCGTTAGTGAACTCGATCTTGTGAAGCATATCCTCCTGCGCTTTGTCCGCTACACGGACTTGATCTGAATAGTAGGAGAGAAGTACCCGCATAATGCGTCCTGTTTCGTACATCTGTCCGATCATATCGGGTAGCGTATCCAGATACACATTGGCCTGTTCCTCGGTAATTTCAGCCCTAAGAGTACCTGAACTATCGAAAGGCATATGTGCTGTATCACAAGGAAGAATCTCCACCTCCGACTTTCTGATCTGCCCCTTGACCGCATTATTGAAATTCATACGCATGAAGTTATCCACTTTCTGTCGGTCGCTAAAACGATGAGCTTTATCCAGATCAACCCACACAGCCTCATTCCGTAGCTTTACAAGACTGAGATATTTCCCAGACTCGCAGTGTCGAATTACATATTCCAATAGAACTCACTCCTCCTTGTAGCGTCGCACCACCATATCGGCGTACCTGTTAGCCTCTTTTTCTTGGAAAGCCTCGCAAATCAGTTTGACTGCCGTGATAATCACGCCTATCAGAATCTCCATATCGCCGCCTCCTTGATTTTGTTTGTCGCTATGATAAGGCTTGTTAGGTGCTTCGTGCTTACGGCACCCATTCTATATAACTGAATGAAACCATTGTTTGCTAACCTTTGCTACTTTACGGTTTGTACATCTGGCATTTCCATCAGACCAATTACAACACTGTGCAAAAAGTTTTTAATTTTCGGTTCTTCCGATAAAGGAAGCAAGAAACTCTTTTCCCGTGCCGGTGGCCTGGAAAGTGACGCGCCAGGATGGTAATACTCAATGTGGAGATAGATGTTCTTCCCGTCAATCCAGTCAAATGCACGGACTTTGTATCCTCCCGCCATCCAAGTATTGATTTCTGTCATATGACCACTCCTCCCATTACTATTACAGAAAAAGGGGAGAGGTCTGCTAACCTCTCCCCAAAACTTTTTGTTAGTCGTACTTGAAGTTCTCACGTCCGATATACTCACCATTCGCATAGTCCTCATCGACATAGCCGGAGTACCAGACCAGCTCACCGTGCTGCTCCGTCAGCTCGCCCAGCTTTTCCATGCAGTCGCTCTCATCGTTACTGCCGACTGTTACCTCGAAGTCATCCACGAACCGCCCACACATTCTGAACGGCTCCAGGATTGCGCTCTTGATGTCGGAAATGGTGTTATAATAAATCATCAGTTGTATCCTCCTAAATTTCACTTCTGTAAACAGTGAAGTCGTAGCTGTTGTCCGTCACCTCCTCCACCCACAACTGGCAGGTGGCGTCGTTGCCGTACTTATCCCAGGCGGTGTGCTCCGCTTCCTCCTGGCTGTCGGCCAACACCACACCGCAACGTTTCCCGATATGCTCATCGGTACGGCGGTGGCACACAGTCATACAGAAGAAGAAAATCTTTTTGCCGTCCATGTTGTATCCTTCCTCCCCGTATAGCCGATGGGACAGCTTTATTGTATCAAACATCCAGCTCATTTGCAAGGGCATAGGCTCCTATTACATTTACAAACCGTTCTAAAATATTGCTAACTAAAAATTACAGGCGAGGCAGATTTCTCCACCTCGCCTGTTTTATTTTACTTTGCGCCCACCCCGGCCAGCAGGGAGGCCATCTTGTCCATCATGGCGTGTCCGTCCATGATACGGCCCCAGTTGTTCTCCCAGTAGTTGGCCGTCTGACGGCGGGGAGCGTTGTGGCCTACCATATCGCTCATGGCGTTCAAAGCGCCCCAGGCGGTGCCCTTGAACTTGGCGATGTCCGGGGCGAAGTAGCAGACCATGTACTCCGTGCGGGCTTTCTTCGCGTTCTGCTTCTCACGGTCGGTGCTATCCTCAGCGATGGGGAACATCTCATCCAGAATCTTGGCGATCTCCTCATCCTTGATGGTCTTGTTCGCCAGGTTGTCAGCGTACACGGCCAGCTTGTCCATGTACTTGTTTGCCATATCCAGACACATCCGCGCCTCGTGGAGCTTGGCCTGAATGTCTCCAGTATGCCGCACAGACCATGCCCGCTTTGCGCCGTTCAGGGCGATGTTCAGGGTGTTGTTGCAAACCACACGCACCGGCGTCATGCAGACACGGATAGCGCCACTCCCGTCGTGGGTGTTGGAGAAGCACAGATACGGCTCCGTCTTGTCGCCGACGATCTCCGTGTCGGGCAGCTTTGCCAACAGCCAAATCTTCCGGCCACCCCGAAGGGAACCCGCCGTGTCATACCGCACGGGAACGTCACCACCGATCAGGGCGTCGGTAAAAGCAAAGGCGTCCACGTTCTGAACGATCTTGTACTGGTCAGACACAACCCCCAGCACAGACCCGTCACTGCTCCGCACGTTGGCCTTGTAGTTGGGAATGACTGCGCCAGTGGGCAGGTGAACATCGTGCCGATCCACCGTCCAGTTCAGCCCAGCCAGCCGCAGCGCGTCGGCGCTGGTAGGCGCTTCCTCCACCCGTGTGCCCAGACCGTGCCAGGGCTTCTCACGAACATACATCATAGTCTCCACATTAGCAGCCATTTTTCTGTTCCTCCTCAAATTTGTTTGTGATTGGTGGGGGGGGGAGGAATGTCCCCTCCCCATTGTACTTACAAGATGCAATAGGGTTTTGCTAACCGTTGTTATAAACTTTTTCCACAACGGGCAGGCAATCATGCCGCCAGGTATAGAAGTCCTCCACAGCGGCGATGGCGTCCTCCTTGGGCATATCGTCGGGGAAGTTGGAAAAGAAGTGCTCCAACCTCTCCACATCAGGACTGAACTCCTCCTCGTCGCACAGTGTCAGCACCTCGCCCAGCGTCAGATCGTTTTCCTTGCAGGCACGCCAGTCATCCTCCGTGAAGTCCAGCACGGAACCCATGGAGCCATGGTAGTCTTGGAGCGTCCAGGCCAGTGTCTCGCTCCAATATTCATCCCGTCCACCCTTTTCGTGGAACTCCGCCTTTGCCTCGGCGATCTTGTTTCTCAGCGTAAACTCTTTCGGCATAATTGACACCTCCTATTTCATATACAGGGATAAAAGCTGTTTTGCTAACTTACTCTATCCAGACTTTTTCTATCCCGAAGGAAATGCGGATGCCCCGGTCGCCGCCGCTCATCATGATGCGGTCAGCCTTGCCCATGATCGTGGTCAGCTTGTCCGTCTCCGCCTTATCAAAGATAGAGATCGACTTGATGTCCAGGAAAATCACCGCGTTCGGCTCATACTGGTTGGGCTTGCATTCGGATAGCTTCACCACATCATCACAGCCCTGCAGAAAGTCCACCAGATTGGCCTTAATCTCCTGATAAAGCGCCAGCTTGGAAAAGTCGGCGCGTTTACCATCGAAGTTTTCATTGTGGTCTACCATTTCCCCGAACTCCTCTGGGGTGATCTTGTCATAATTGTTGCTCATCCCTGCTTCCTCCTAATGTCCATGTAATCCCTGTAGCTCATGCCGCAAAGGTCAGCGGCGTAGTGCAAAGCGGCTTTCTTATCCATCAGCGGGCCAGCGGGCGTCTTGGCTGCCCTTCTGCTTGGACACGTCATAGGCCATGGTCATATCTTTTCCTCCCTCATAAAGTCCAGGCGATCTTTGCCGCCTGTGATTTTAATTCCTCATCGGAACCGCTCTCGAAGTCCTCCACGAATATCATAGGCAGGCGTCCGTATTTCTTGCGGAACAGAATGTCGAACACGGTGTTGACCACCGTGTTCATTGACATCCCTATTTCCTTGAACGCCTTGGCGTCGCTAAAATCCACCTCAACGCCTCCTCACCATACGTTCCGCCAGCCAGGGGCCTTGACCCGCTCGTTCAGCTCGGCCTCTTTTTTGTCGGCCTCATCCTGTTCACCCTCATCGGGGAAGTCGGACACGTCCAAATCGTACACATCGGCGCTCACATCGGTGTTGGCGTAGATGTTCTGAACCATCCCACCTTTGACCTCCACGGCCAGCTCCACAGCCAGATCGTACTCATCAATGCGCCAGTGCATAGAGTCCATACCGTCACGGATAACGGCGCTGTCCTCCTCGCAGTAGCACTCGTCCTCATCCTTGTGCTCCTTGGCGTTGTACTCCCATCCTTCAACGGACTCTTGCCAACCAGTCCGCATAGCGGCCTGGGCGTCCTCCTTATGGAGAAAAGGGGATGCTTCTGCGCTGCACACACAATC